CGCTCCAGAACGCAGAGATGATGTTCATGGATGGCTTTGACAACTGCCTCATCGGTACCGTCATGCTTGGTTCAAAGGTCGTAGCCTGTTACGATGTCGCACTGATAATAAAGCAGCACATCGCTGATGGCATGACTGAAGACGAGGCGTGGGAGTACTTTGAGTTCAACCAGTTGTCAGCCTACATTGGCGACAACTCCCCTGTATTCCTAGTCCGAGACGCAGGATAATGATTGACCAATCAAGGGTTGCTACGCACTTGCAACTCCTCTTTCCGTGTCCGCTCACGGAAAAGGAATACATTTGCTTGCGTGGTATAGGTGAAAAGGGAACCGAGCGAGAGGGCGTGTTCAAGGAGGATATCTTCCTCCATCCATTCAGTGACCCTGCTTGGATAATACACGCATGTAACCATGTTAAGCGTTGGTCCGACAACTCTATTGCGTCATTCGTAGTCCCAGGTGCTCTCAAAGAGGCAAGGGGAACCGCTGAAGCCGTGACTTGGCTGGCTAACATCGTCGTCGATATCGACAGCGGTGACACTACAACCAAGTTGCAACATGCGGAGAAATACCTAGGAAAACCCACTATGATTGTCGAGTCTGGAGGAACAACCGATGAGGGGTTCCCAAAGGTGCATGCCTATTGGCAGATACCCCCGACCTCCGACATCGCAGGTGTGGTGAAACTCAGACACGCTCTCGCAATCGCAGTAGGCGGGGACCCCCAGTTCGGACTTGGCGTTGCGTCAAACCCATATGGGCGTGCACACCAACCAGTCCGAATTGCTGGCTCGCTCAACTGCAAGGGGGGGAACAAGAAGCCAGTCTCCATAAGAGAGCACAACCCAGACAGCCTCATGCAAGACCCGACCGAACTGCTTACGCTCGTTGAGTCGATGCCAAGAGCCCCAGGTCTGCCAGAGATTACGGAAGACCAGCGATATCAGTTCAAGGCAGAGAAGAAGGTCGAACTAACAACCGATGTTAAGGCTGGCGGTGATGGCGAAGAAACCAGATGGGGCATGTTCAACCGTGTCTCTGGTCACTACATCCATTGTGCCAGAGTCGGTGAGATGACCATCGAGGAAGCCAAGGACTCGACCTACGGATGGATGCAAGCACACATGCTCCCGCCATGGCCCGATGCTAGGTTCGGAGCAGAGTGGAAGAAACTCGTGAACAGGGATGTAGGCATACACGGACAGTTCCCGAAGATGCAGGAGCCAATCATCCCGCAAGGAAACGGCCTTGAGATATGGGCGGCACACCGCTGGTCGATGGGTGAGTCACCCAAGCGTCAGTTCATAGTGCCGGGACTTATCCTAGCAGGGAAGCACCAACTCATGGTAGCCGAAGGTGGTGCTGGCAAGACCTTCTTGGCACTCGACCTTGCGATGAAGGTTGCGTCATTCACAGACTGCAAACCAGAGAACACCCACCAGTGGTGCGGTAAGCCTATCACCATGGGTGGAACAACCGTTATACTGACAACCGAGGACGACAAGGAGGAACTCCACATCCGACTCAACGACATCGACCCAGAAGGAAGATTGCGTGCAGTCGCTGGAGATAAGTTCATCGTCCTTCCCACCATCAACACAGGCGGTGCTTTCTGTCTCGCAGAGCGGGACGCACGCACAGGAGAAATCAAAGCCTCAAAGAAGTGGGCAGAGATGCTGGGCATGCTGTCGTCAATCAAGGACCTAACGCTCGTAGTCGTGGATACGCTGAACTCAACGCTTCACGGTGACGAGAACTCAGCCATCGTAATCAACGAGTTCGTCCGTCAAGCCTCGCAGGTGTGCGGTCAGTTAGGAGCAGCGTTGCTCATGACTCACCACATCCGCAAGCAGGGAGACGAACCAATCCGTAATGCTGAGGACATGAAGTCAGCCGTGCGTGGCTCGTCAGCCCTGCCAGCAGCCTTCCGCTCCGTCATTGGCATCTGGCATTGTTCAGACTACGACAGACGCATGCAAGCGATGGGACTGACCCCCGAGCGTGGATGGCTGTGGAAGATGGCTATCATCAAGGCAAACAACCCAGAGATGATGCGTGGCGAACTCACCTTGCTTCGCAACGAGACAGGCTTGCTCCGTGATGTGTCCGATGACGACTCGTTCCACTCCGTCAATACCAACGAGCGTGAGGCTTGGCTGTTCATGGCTATTCGCCTTGGCTCCGAGGCTGGACACCCATACTCCGTGGAAGGCAAGAACGCAAAGAGCGGACTTTATCGCAGAAGGGGAGAACTACCCCCCCTCCTCCGACAGACAGGCCCGAGCGAACTCGCTCATATGGTGGACAAGATGCTACAAAGTGGGGTCATTATCACGGCATCTGCGTCTGGAACAGAGAAGAAGTGGCTTGACACACCCCAGGGACGGTATGCAAATTGCGATGAAGATGGAGAAGAAATCAGTTCTGGTGCATACCTCGACCAGCCCAAATGGGCTGATTATGAATACGACCACGAAGTGAAATCCTGCATCAGAAAGGGAACCAAGAAGCCTAAAAACCACTTCGACTCGTGAAATCTATCAGCCAGTATCTCAATGGTAGAGTCCCTGTTTTGGGTACAGGGTGTTGCAGGTTCAAGTCCTGTCTGGCTGACTCCTTGGGGCGTTCTTTCAATGGCAGGAAATCCCGTTTGCAATGGGACAATGGGGGTTCGATTCCCCCCCGCTCCACTTTCGCCACAGTAGCACAATGGCAGTGCGTCTCTTTTGTAAAGAGCAGGTTGTCGGTTCGACTCCGACCTGTGGCTCTCTTTCACAGCGGTAACTCAATTGGCAGAGTGCCAGTCTTCCAAACTGGTTGTTGCGAGTTCGACCCTCGTCCGCTGTATTTTGGAAGGTTGGCAGAGCGGCTTATTGCACCTGTCTTGAAAACAGGCGTGGGTCAAACCACCACAGGTTCAAATCCTGTACCTTCCGAGGCTCCCTTAGTTCAACGGATAGAACACCTGCCTTCTAAGCAGGTTATCTTGGTTCGATTCCAAGAGGGAGCGCCATTTCGTTGCGTCAATCCTAACGACCCAGATGACCCAAGTAACCCATCTGACGATGACTACTTTGACCCAGGCGACAGCAATACTTGGCTTCAAGAAAAAGGGCCCTTAGCTCAATGGTTAGAGCAGTCCCCTCATAAGGGATTGGTTGTCGGTTCAAATCCGACAGGGCCCACCAATTATAACCATGAGCGATTTACCAAACAAACAACCAGATGACGACCTGTCTCAACTTTTCGATGGTGTCGTAGGCTTGGAAAAACAACCACTCCAATACTCTCTTGTCGCAACCATATGGTCGGAGAAGAAGGAAAAACCTGTATCTGGTTTAAAGTTGGGCATGCCGTGGCTCGGTGAGGCTCCAATGGAGATGAATACCATCGAAGCCATGCGTAAGTCAGCGAAGGACTTTCTATTTTATTTTGACGAAAAACCACGAATAATGGCACACATAACCAGACGAACAAGAAAGCGGGGCAAGCCAGCCACATTGGAGATTGTGTATTCTGGTCGTGTGCCATACCAACTTCTAGACGAACTATGATACTCACAAGCATCCTGCTAACAGCCTCGATATTTGGACCAATCGAATCAAAGGACAACAACAAGATAGCAGACTGCATAGCATTGGTAGAAAGCGGAGACAACCACCTTGCCATAGGAGATGGCGGTAAGGCGGTAGGAGCCTACCAGATGCACAGACAGGCTTGGGAGGATGCCAACAAGCTGCGGCAGCTGAATGGTCTGTTGCGTCATTCTTGGTCCTCTCGGTTCAACCCTGCTGTCCAGCGTGACATGGCTCTCGCCTACATCCAATGGATAAGGAGGGCGTTCTATTCTTCATACGGCATACTCCCTTCACCTATGCATGTCTATCATGCATACACCATGGGCTTCACGAAGTCGAAATCAGTTGACTTTGGCATGAACGAACTGCCATCATTCAAACGCAACGCCATACAACGCTTCACCACACTATACAATAACAGATGAAAGAATACTACCACAAGAGCGAAGGACATACCCGCCTTGCTCATGCACTCCGACAGTCTCGCTTCCGTGGCGAGAACGCACCTGTCGTCATCGACCAAGCCACGGCACAGATAATAGTGGATGCATACAAGATGCGTCTGGAGGAAGCAAGGAAGCGTGAAATCGCAAACAACCGTAGGAAGAAACTTCTCAACATCGAAACCAATGACTAACATGAGCCAATCAATACCAACATTAAAAGCAGAATTAGAAAAGTGGAAGAAACACGCCAAAGCCCTGCAAACACAGGCCGATAAACTCCAGATAGAAAGCGAGCGTCTCCACGAAAGAGCAAAAACCATGGAAGCACGAACGCTCCATCTTGAGAAACTTGGCTCTGCGTTGGCTACGCAAGTCCTCATACAGATGCTTAACGGACTTCGCTCCGAACCTCTCATACAAGCGTATTGCAATTGGCGTGACGAGATAGTAGGATACCCAGACTTCAAACCCACCCCTGGTCGTAAAAAGAAAAAGCGATGAGCAACTACATTGATGTAATCGACAGGCTTGGCTTCGACTCTTGGTGCAACAATCTTGTCGTAGACCAAATCGAGAACATAACAACCAACAAGGGGAAAACCACCTTGCAGGACGATGACATGTCCTTCTCAATGTCTTGGGGTGACGGCAAGGGCGTTGCGTCAATCCGTGCCTACACCAGCAGCGGATGGCAGGAAACCACCATCGAGTTCAAACTGCCATGATTATCCACGAGTTCAAGAACCCGATACCCGTCAAAACACCCCTCGGATACGGCTGGATGCTGTATGTCCGTGATGGTGGAACTTGGTCAAACGATGTGTTTGCCATAGTCCAAGAGGAGGATGGCATCATTAGGCACTTCCGCACAGACCAATTCTGCGTGTTGCAGAACCCGACCTTCGACATAACCAACAAAGAGGAGCGAGGAAAGTGAGGATATCCTCGTCGCTTCCTTTGAGGATGATAAATGCGTAAGTGTATGACTATCAACAACCTAACACCTTCCTCGACCCCCCTTCCTCGACCCATGCGTAAGTCGTTGGTAATCAACGAGGATGATGAGGATATATATAGGTATTAGTAAGCCCCAAGGGGGCGCTTACGCTCTTGTTGCTTACAACCTATATCGCCCATTGGAACTTATGTAAGGAAAAAACCACTACAAACAAACATGTCAAACAACCTTCAATCCATGGAACTGTTCACCAAGACTCTGGGAACTCCAAGACCACAACCCAGACCACGCTTCTTCCAGAACAGGGTCATAGCCAACAGCAATCCAAATGCCCAATTATGGAAAAGGATACTCGTTGCGTCACTCCTTGACCAGAAACAGAAGCAACTGTGGAAACAGCCATCCCCAGACTCGCCCATGGCTATTGTCATGGTGTTTATGTTCGCAACCCCAGACAAGTCACGCTGGGGGACATGCCACAACCACCGCCCAGACACGGACAACCTCGCCAAACTCGTTCTTGATGTGATGACACAGGTTGGCATCATGGAGGACGACTGCATCGTGTCTCGCCTCGTTGTCGAGAAAGTCTGGTGCAAGCCAACCGAAGAAGGACTCAACATGTCCGTCTGCTCCCTGCCCAGCGGAAAGGGATATAAGAAAATAAATAAACACGCTTGACGGTCATAGCCGTTGCGTCAATCTCACCTCGCACAACACAACACACCATGAGCAAAACATACGCATGCGACATCCTGCCCAGCCATGAGCAGAACTATGAAACCAAGGAGATGGGCTGGGTAGTCCGTATCCACGATGAAACCAACGACCTCGCTTGCGAGCGTTGGTATGACACCCAGAAAGAAGCCGATGCCTTCATCGAAGGCTTTGTCGCACTTTCGGAGTTGCAATCCAATGACGGCATCATCAACCTTGACGAATAACCAATGAGCGAAGATTTCTTCTGTGACAACTGCGGAGACAAACTCCATGAATACAAGTTTCACTCCTACCAAGAGTGTCCTTGGCACACGGCATCAACCATCATTGGCGAGTCTGCTTGCCTTTGCGTCAAATGCGTGAACATGTTTTCCCCAACCACCAAACAAACACACACACACATGAAACTAACAACCCGCATCAAGAACCAAATCTCGCTCTGGCTTTTCGGAGTGGACGCACAGACCATCGGCAAGCACATCCGTATCCTTGAAGGAAAGAGCCTTGTCACCAGCGGTGAGGGCGACCTCCGCATCAAGGCTATCGAGGACAAACTCAAGGAGATGGACAACAACCCCAACGAATATGTTGACCGTAGTGATGTCTGGGACATGGCATGCGAAACCGTCAGCGAGGAGGTTCCCACCATGTTTGAACACCTCATGGAACAGGACGACTTCAAGAAGAAGATTGTCACCATCGTCCAAGCCTCCAAGCGTAAGCCGAAGAAAAAGTAAACCGTTGCGTCATTCCTTTCCCTCCCACCCAAACCAAAAACCAAAACACCATGGAAGAAGAAACGCCCACCACCCCCACCGACACCCAGCCCACGCCCCAGCGTCGTGGTCGGGGCAGGAAACTGCTCACCGACACCCCGCCTCGCACCGACACGGCTAACTGCGTCATGCACCATGTCCGTATCCACGAGACGCTGGATGCCATCGTCCGTAGCATCGTGACCAAGCGTGGCATCTCGTTCCGAGACGCATCCGAGGAAGCCTTGCTCGCTTGGGCTAACGCCAATGGCGTTCGGGTCGAGACTCGTGAGGTTGCCATCGTGCGTCCCGACACCGAAACTCGTTTCGAGGTTGCTGGCTGACAATCGAGCCGTTGCGTCAATCCCAGCCCATGACTAATCCTCATGGGCTTTTTTGTTTTTACTTTTTTGTTGCGTCATTCCCTGCGAGCGTCCAAAACATTCTTATCGCTCGTCCACGCCACGGCTCCACACATCACCAACGGCTCGGTTAGGCGGACAGGACGAGCGACACCACTTTCCCCCCACACACACAACACAGTAAACAAAAACAAAGCCATGAACGACAACGCAGTAAACGCAAACAACGCCACCGAACCCACGGTGGAGAAGCCCATCAGCGAGATGACCGCAGCCGAGGTGCAGACGCACCTGCCGATGCGGGGATACGCTTTCATCACCAAGGAGAACCGCCCCTACTACGAGCGTTTCTTCATCCATTGGGGTCTGACTGTTCCCCAAATCAACGCCCTGTCGGATAAGCAGATTACCGACCTCTATGACGACAGCACCAACATGCTCATCCGCACCGTCAAGGGCATGCGAGCCATGGACATTCGCTCTCGCCCCGCCACGCTCGACAGGCTCCAAATCAATGCCGTCCGTGATGCGGTGAACGCAGAGGCTCTCGCCCAGAGCATGTCCGACAGCATCATCAAAGCCGTCCTGTCTGCCAACAGCAAGGCTGTCTCCATGGATGATGTCCGCAGGATTGTCCGTGAGGAGATGCCGTTGCGTCACTCCGAGGGCAAAGCCTCCAAGCCTCGCATCATCGAAATCCGCAAGCCCGACAGCGACCCTGTGCAAATCGAGGGGCTGGTTCACTCCGAGTTCAAGCATGTCCTCACCATGGCTTCTCGTGAGAATGTCATGCTCGTTGGCGGTGCTGGCTCTGGCAAGACCACGCTCGCCCGACAGGTTGCCAAGGCTCTGGGTCTGCCTTTCTACTTCACAGGAGCCGTCCAGCATGAAGCGAAACTGCTGGGCTTCATCAACCCTCATGGCAAGTATGTCGAGACGGCTTTCTATCGTGCGTGGACGCAGGGTGGCGTGTTCCTCATGGACGAGATGGACGCTTCCGACCCGCAAGCCCTCCTCGCCATCAACGCATCTCTGGACTGCAACCTGTGCGACTTCCCCTGCGGTGTCGTCGAGAAACACAAGGACTTCCACTTCATCGGTGCGTCCAACACCTTCGGCAAGGGTGCGACCATGGACTACATCGGACGAAATGTGCAGGACGAGGCTGGACGCTCCCGCTGGTATTACATCCAAATCAACTATGATGAAGCCATGGAGGAAACCATCGCCCTTTCGCATGCCCCTGCCGACATCGCCCTCGGCTGGTGCAAGTATGTGCGAGCCGTCCGCAAGGCTGTCGAGGAACTGCACGAGCGTCATGTCGTCAGCCCCCGCACGACCATCAAGGGCGTGAAGGCTCTCTCGGCTGGCATCCCTCGTGAGAAGGTTGAGGATGCCGTCCTCTGGCATGGCATGGATGCCGAACGCAAGGCTCGTGTGCTGGAAGAGGCGAAAAAGATTTGCGGAGGTGTCCTTCCGTAATCCATCGTTGCGTCACTCCCAGCCATGTCCGTCCTACACATCCGAAACCACGACCGCGCTAACAAGGCGGTTCGTGTCTACAACTCCATCGACCACGCCCTGCGTATCGCCACTACGCAGAGGTGCTGGAAGAGCCAACACTCCCAGCGTGAGGGTGACTCCTCGTGGTATGGTGCTAACTTTGAAACCGCCCTCGACCTTGCCAAGCGTGGCTGGCGTGAGGGTGCGGTCAAGGTGCGTCAAGCCTTCGCCAAACTTCCTGCTCCCACCCTGTCCGCTGGCAACGCCTGGCGTAATGACTACTACGGTGAGCAGATTGACATGGCTCGCTTCGCCTCTGGCGAGGACGCATGCTTCCGCACACGCAACGGCAATAACCGTGGCAGGGCGAAACTCGTCCGCATCCTCGTGCCGATGGCTTACCCATGCTCCACGGCATCCTCGTCCGTAGTCAATCGTGGCTCCGCAATCATCAGCGTTGTGGACGCTCTCGAAATGACGAGACGCACCGTCGAGGTTGTTGCGTCATTCTCATCCACCTCTGACAGCGACAGAGAGCCTACCAGCGGATACCACATGAACCATTGTGTCGTGGTCAAAGCAGCGGGTCAGCCGTTCGACATTCCCCGCATGGCTTTCTTCCTCGCCCACACAGCCTCGCTCCGCAGGATTGGCTTCGCCCTCATGGAAACCGTTGCGGACGCAGAGCCGAGCCACAAGGGGAGTTATGGCTACGGCTGTGACATCCACCCAGACGAGCAGAGCCACACCAGCATCGCCCTCCCCGAACTCCATGGCGGTGATTGGTCGTCTCCCGAAAAATCCAGAGAGACGCTCGCCAAAATCATCCGTGAGAAGGGTCATCAACTCTCGTTCCGTGACTGACCATGAGCCGATTTCATATCTTCTGCATTTACCTTGCCATCGGCATCGTGATTGCCTTCATCTGCTTCACGGTTCGCAGTTGCGTCATTCCCAAGCCGTAAACTTCCCCCCCACACACCAACCCAGATACACACAACACACATGACCAACGACAGCGACAACAAGCCCGACAAGGGCAAGCCCAAGGGCAAGAAGCCCACGCTCCACGAGCAGTCGTGGGAAGCCCACATCGCAGAAATCCACATCAAGGGAAACAACATCAAGGAGGCTTACCACCCCTTGCTGTTTTCCCTCCTCTGCCACATCGGGCAGAACAGCGTCCTCTGCTCTCGCTCGGCTATGATGGCTGGCGACAAGAAGAAGGCTCACGACCTCCTCAACTACGCCCGACTCTGCTCGGCAATCGCCACCGTGTTCAACCTCGTGGCGAGCAAGGGTATCGAGGGCGGTGCGGAGCATCTGGAAAAAGCCGTGAAGGGTGACGCTGGCGACCCCGCCAAAGACCTCATGCAAGAGTGGATTTCGTCCGTTGGACAAATCCCCGCAAGCCATGTCTGCCAGATGGCTGGCAAGGTGCTGGGTGCGTTGCGTTATTCCGAGGAGGGTGATTTCGTCCGCATGAAATGGGACGAGACGCTCTGCGGTCTTAACGACTACGACAACCCGAAGGTGAAGGCTCACCTCAAGGCGGTCATGGAACGCATGGGCATCCGTGACGATGCTCCCACGCTGGTAGAGGACGAACTGCCTCCCCTTGAAGGCGAGACGACCTCCGAGGTGGGCGGTGGCTACTCCCTGCGGAAGCAGGTGTCCAAGAAGGACGAGGAGAAGGACGAGGAGAAGCCCGACGACGACGAACTCCCTCCGTGGATGAAGTCGGACAGGTTCAAGCCGTTGAACTGAAACAAGGGGGGGCGAGCAATCGCCCCTCTTTCTTTTGTGTTGCGTCAATCCCTGCCCAAGCCTTTTGTGTCCTTGCCATGAGCAACCCATACCAACACCCCGCAAACGAAAAAATCACCACCTTTATGCAGACCCTCGCTCTGCCATCCGATTGGGAGAAGCCCGAAGTGGACTTCTCTAACATGGACGGCAACGCCATGGTCATCATCGGAACGGTGGCACGAGCCATCCGCAAGAGCGACCACCCCGAAGCCGATGCTGTCGCAGAGCGATACACGCAGGCTTGCATGCAGAGCGACTACGACACGCACCTCGCCATGCTGTCGGCAATCATCAACCCTTGCTTCTGATTGCGTCATTCCCATGTCCCTCGCTCCCTGCTACTGCGGTTCGACCAAGCCGACCTATTGGATTAACGATGGTCACGGCATCCCTCTCTGCAAGGTGTGTGACGACTGCCGAGATGCGAAACTCAAGCGGTATCGCTCCGACATCCTCACGCCCTACGAGACGGACGGTGAGCCTATCGAACCCGACTACAACCGAGTGAGGCTCACGCCTCGCAACGATTGGTGAACCGAGGGGCTGGGAAACCAGCCCTTCTTCTTTTGTGTTGCGTTATTCCCACCACTCACAAGTTATTAACACGCCATGAAACACACGCTCCTACTCCACCCCACCAACGCCCGCAACGCCCTGCTCATGCAACAGGCTCGCCTCGAAATCGAGAAGCAAGCCGTATTGCTCCACGGCAAGTCGCCCAAGGGTCAGAAGCCCACCATGCTCCGCAAGGATGCCGTGGCGGTCATCAAGGCTTGCATGCTCGTCATCAAGCATGCGTCCTCCCTCGGTTGCGTCACTCGCATGCCGAAGGACAGCAAGCCCATCAAGCGTAAGCGTCGCCGTCACGCTCGCAAGGTGAGCATCAGCGTTGAGGTGGACGGCTAACACATCGGACACATGACGGCTCACAGGGGCTGGCTTAATCGCCAGCCTCTTTCTTTGTTGCGTCACTCCCTGCTCGTGCCTTGTGTGTCCATGCCATGAAACAAATCATCCTCACCCTCCTCGCTCGCATGCTCCTACGCATGTCGGGCTTCACCCTGCGAGTCAGCGAAGGCTTGCTCGCCCTCTCCAACGAGTGTGCGTATCAGGAGTTTATCTCCCGCAAGCGTAAGCAACTCGCCCTCGACATCCGCAACTACTGATTGCGTCACTCCCATGGCTCCACAACAGAAAGTAAATCATCCTGCGGTCATCGAATGGCGTGAGCATGACTGCGTTGCCTCCATGATTGATGCCAACGGAACCATCCTCCAAAAGAGCAAGCCTGGCGTGACCTTCAAACTCAACTTCAAGACTCCCAAGGCAGAGGTTGAGTCTTACTTCTATGTCTCTTGGCAGATGTGGAATGACAGCCAGACCATCTACGGCTCTGGCGGTATCTGGATTGACCAGCGTGAGCGTGGCATGATGGGTCGTGTGTTCGACTATGACGGTTGCTTTGAACTGCCCAAAGAAATCGTCAGCCGTCTCTCTGCTCTCGGCTATGACTGCTCTGACCTCTGATTGCGTCAATCCCATGAAGCCCAAAATCAGATATGAGGTAAGCGTGTCAAATGTCACTCTGACATATCGTGACAAGCCCACCGTGGTCATTCCTGCCGTCACCTTCTACTTCACGCATGTCGGTATCCTCATGCTCTCGCATCGTGCGGGAGATGAGGTGACTGACCATCGTGCCAATCGGGTGCGTCACTCCAAGGTTCACGCTGGCATGATGCGTCAGATGGAGATGGGCGGTCATACGCCCTTCAAGGTTTGCTCCTATCGCATTGAGAGTGTCCTCCCTGTTTCGTCAGTCGGGCGATTGACATAGAGGGGGCTGGGAATGACACAACGCATCGTGCTTACCCCACGGTGCGTCATTCCCTGCTGTCGGTTTGACATTCATCCAATCTCTGTCACTCTGGGGACATGGATAACTCTGGGAGAGGTGTTGCGGTCAAGGCTGGGAGCGTGCGTCATGGCTCTCTGGGACGGTTTGAGTCTGCCACGGCTGGTGGGAGTCTGACTGACTCTCAAAGGGCTTTCGTTGAGGCTTTCTGCTCCAACGGTGGACATGCGAAAGACGCAACAAGGCAAGCGGGTTATGAGGGGCATCACGCCCCCGCAAGGCTCCTGTCCCTGCCACATGTGCGACATGCCATCAGAGAGACATTGGAGCGTAAGGTTCGGACGGAGGGTGCGTCACTCGCTTGGGGAACCCTGCTTCACCTTATGGCTGACCCTTCGACCCCTTCGGCTGTCCGCTTTCAATGTGCAAGGTGGACGCTTGAGGCGGGTGGCATAGGCGGTAGCAGGGCAGGGAATGACACAACGGATGGCAAGTCGCTGTCCGAGATGTCGCTGTCCGAATTAGAGCAGATGGTCAAGCAGGGGCGAGAGGCTGTTGCCTCTCTCACAATCATAGACGCAACGCCATCGGATGACGCAACAGCGTCCGACACAACGATTTACAGAACCGACCCCTCCCCTCCCCCCCATGACCACGCCCGCAATCCATTGACCCCAGAAACATAAAATTTGTAATTTTAAAAACATTTCCTACATATTGTACCATGAGCAACCCTCCAGACCCGTATAATCGGAGTTTTAATTTTGAAGACTTTCAGTCTATCAATCCAAATTCACCACTTCCAGCTCAACATCTCGAAAACGAGCTAAATAACATCGAAGAAACACTTGATGCCACGGTTTCAAGACTTGCCGAGATTCAGAATGCTGACGGAAGTCTTAAGGTTGGCAACGCATTGACGCAGCAAGCAACACAAACCGCTACAACGGTTGCGACAAGTGTAGCCACACAGGTTGCTACCGATTATCTTGATGCCAACTTTGACGCTAATGCAGCAAGTTCAGCTTCAGCTTCAGCACTTGCCGCATCGCAGTCCGCCTCTCAATCGGCAAACTCAGCACATCTTGCGTCACTTCACGCAAACTACGCAGAGCAAGCTACACTTGCGGCACAAGGTTCAGCAACACAGTCTGCTTCATACAGGAATTCGGCAGAGGATTATGCTGACCAGGCTAACTTAAGCAAGATTGCCGCTCACGGCTCGGCTCAATCTGCCGCTGCTAATGCTGCAGAGGTTGGAAATGTGTACAATTCAGCCCTTTCACTAAAAAACTGGGTTGACTCTGAGTCTTTTCAGTTTCTTCACAAGCGTGAAGACATGGCTGATGCTGGTGCAATTATGCTGTTTAATGGAGGAGAAGCACAAAACACGCTTATTGGAAAGATTTTCTTCGGTGCATCAGTTAATGCAGATTCATCAATAGAATATTTGCCACCAATTAATGGTGTTTATCCAGGGAATTTCGGCCCATATAGTGGTCCATGGTGGGTTGATGGTCACGAATCTCCAGAAGACCCGCACAAAATCGTCATGAGGGACATGATGTCATGCCTTGTTGACACATGGACTTACTTTGGACCAAGAGCTTCCTCTTGGAACGGTGAAGCACACAACCTTAAACCATTCCAAGACGGAATAAATGGACAACCTAATTCTGCGCTGCACTTTGGTCCAGAAAGAATTAAAGGTGTTAATTATACTCTTGATAATTTTGGTGTCGGATTGCAGAAAGGCTCTCAGCCGCTTACTCCTAAGGGCTATGTTGATGAAGCAGATACATTGCTTTCTGCAAGAATAGACTTAAAGGCAAACAAGTCTGGCGACACATTCACGGGTAAGGTCAACATGACCCCTTCCGTGACTACGGCACCGCTCAACCTTGGCTCACAGCAATCATCACCCTCTACTACTGTCGCTGGCGACATTTGGATTGGCGCCAATATCAACTACAAGTCTTTTGACGGCACTACCAAAGCGGTAGCAAACACGAACACCACGAACCAATTCTCCCAAGGGCAAGCTATTTCGGTAAACTCTGCAAGCAACGCGCTTCGTATAAACCAGACAGGCACAGGACCAGCCTTGGTGGTCGAGGACAGCACATCGCCAGACGCTACCCCCTTTATAATTGATGCCAACGGCAGGGTTGGAATTGGTGGCTCACCAGATGCTACCGCTGCTCTAAAGGTAGATGATGGCGGCATTAAGTTCGGAGACGGAACCACACTGACTACGGCAAACCACAATCATACTATTGCTCAAGTTTCTGGATTACAGGACGCAATTAACGATGCAAAATTGCAAGAGTATGACAATTTCAAGATATACACAACAAATGACTTAGTTCTTTCTGGTAATAAAATATTTAAGTTTAACAGTTTTGTTGGTGCCGCTGGTTATGGTCCAGTCACACATCCGTCTTATTGGACAGAAATATTAGCACAGCCAGACCTTTCTCCGTACGCAAGGCTTGATGGTGCTACATTTACTGGCAAAGTCGATTTTACCTCAACCGATGGGGCGGCTGGACTAAACATAGGCATCGGTGGGACGGATACATCGGCTACGACTGCTGGCGATATGTGGATTGCCACAGGTGGGTCTGCTCTTAATTACCGAGACGGACTAGGGGCTTGGCGTATCTTGGCATCTCGTAATCTGTCTAATACCTTTACTGTTCCGCAGATTGTTTCTGCTCCTGCTGGCACAACTAGTGCCGCCTTGCGTGTTACGCAACTTGGCACAGGTCACGCATTGGTAGTCGAGGATTCTAACAATCCAGACGCTACTCCGTTTGTGATTGATAGCAACGGCAGGGTTGGTGTCGGTGTTACCCCAGATGCTACTGCCGCAATTAAAGTTGATGCAGGAGGCGTTAAGTTTAATGACGGGACTACTTTGATTACCGCTAACCATCAACATACCAAAGCCCAAGTCCAAGGTTTGGTGGTAGAATTAGACGGCAAGGCAAATCTTTCTGGGGCTAGTTTTACAGGAAACATTTACGCTACTTCAAGCATAGTTCAAGCAAGTCGTTTTATTGGGATGCCACTTAATGGAAGGGCAAGTGTGAACATTGGAACAGGTGGCACAGCTTCTGCAAGCAATCAAGGGGGCGATTTGTGGATTACTTCTGGCGGGAAAAACATAAATTATGTAGATGGAGAAGCCACTACCCAGGTTGCGGCAGCATGGGGTACCCCAAATATTTTTAGTACTTATCAAGTTATATCTGGCGGAAGTTCGAGTTCGACGCCCATGCTTCGCATTAATCAGACTGGAACGGGCCCAGCATTGCTTGTTGAAGACTCTACCACACCAGATACATCATCATTTGTTGTTAATGCAAGTGGAAATGTTGGAGTTGGTGTTGCTTCTTCACATAGTGGAACAGAGAAGCTTGAAGTCGTTGGCAATGTTAAAGCTGATGGATTCGTAAGCGGAACTGGACCAGTATTCAGAGTAAATGGGTTCCAGTCACATACTGGCGGCAATGATACACATGAGCTTCTTGTGTCTATAAACGGAAGCACTTATAGGATTGGAATGACCTTCGTCTCAACTCCATAATGTCTAAAGAAAACAAAAACAAGAAGGAACACCTTGAGCGGCAGATAAAAGCCGCTGAAAGGCTTATTGCTACAAAGAAAGCACAGACCAGTCTTCTTGAATTTACCAAGTTGACCATGCCCAGCCCAGAAGACCCAGATGATGTGAATCTATCTAGGTATAGTCCAGCAAAGCATCATGAAGTCATATGTGCAGCACTTGAAGAAGTTGACGCAGGAAGAATACAAAGACTGATTATCACTATGCCGCCTAGACACGGTAAGTCGGAGTTGGCGTCAAGAAGGTTTCCTGCATTCTTTATGGGCAAGGACCCATATAGACAATTAATATTTGCCACATACAATGACGAGTTTGCACAGGACTTCGGAAGGCATGTAAGAGACACAATGCGTTCAGATATATACCAGCATGTATTTCCACTATCTAGACTAAAGGCTGGCTCCCAGGCAAGCGACAGAATTCAAACAGAAGAAGGCGGAATGTGTGTATTTGTTGGTAGAGGTGGTTCACTTACTGGTCGTGGTGCCGATTTGTTGATTATTGATGACCCTATTAAGGACAGAGAAGAGGCAGATTCAAAGGCAATAAGAGAGAAACTGTGGAACTGGTTTACCGATGTCGCCATGACACGACTCATGACCGCAGGTGCTAGAGTCGTAATAATCATGACAAGATGGCATGAAGACGACTTGATAGGAAGACTTACTGACCCAAAGAATCCGTGCTACAATGAACAGGAAGCTGCGAACTGGAAGGTGCTTGCACTGCCAGCTATAGCGGTAAATGACGACCCAATGGGTAGAAAACCAGGTGAAGCACTGTGGCCTCAGCGTTTTGACCTAGACTTTTTGAACCAGGCTAAAAGACTTAACCCAAAGGGTTTCGCAGCTCTTTACCAGGGAACGCCTTCGCCAGATGACGGTGATTACTTTAAGAGAGACTGGATTAAGACATATATGCCAGGAGACTTGCCACGCAACCTTAGGATATATGTATCATCCGACCATGCTATATCAACGGACCAAGAGCGAGATGCTACCGTTTTGCTGCCCGTAGGTGTTGATGAAGAGGACAATATATGGGTTTTACCAGATGTTTGGTGGAGACGAGCAGACTCTGCCGCTGTCGTCGAAGGGATGATAGACCTAATGGTCAGACGCAAACCACAGATGTGGTGGGCTGAAAGCGGTCATATAACAAAATCAATAGGACCTTTCTTGAGAAAGAGAATGGCAGAAAGACAGGTTTACTGTGCCATAGATGAGGTTGTTCCTACAAAGGACAAGCAGACACGAGCACAATCAATAAGAGCAAGAATGAGCATGGGCAAGGTATTCTTCCCAAGATTTGCATCCTGGTGGGGTGATGGCCTGGACGAGCTTCTCAAGTTCCCGTCTTCCACGCATGACGACTTCGTTGATGCACTCGGTCACATAGGCATGGGCTTGGACAAGCAGGTAGGAGCCAAGGCTGCAAAGATAAAAATTGACAGTATGCCAAAGAGCGGAACAATGGCATGGATAAAGTGGGCAGATAAGCTGAGAAGGAGAGACGAATCTATAATAAGAATGGGCGGTTTTTAACAATCAAACTATAATAAAATGGAAAACAACAACATAATAAACAGAGACGCTGAAATACCAGACGACTCTAGGTCATCACTCGTAAACGACTGGCTTTCAAAAGTACAGGAAGCAAAGTCATATTGGAGGCCAGTCTTTGACAAGATGAAAGACGACATGGACTTCGTTAATGGAAAACAGTGGGAGAATCAGTCAGAGAATGACACGAGATATGTTGCCAATATAGTTCAGAGACACCTTCAACAGCGTGTTGCGTCACTCTATGCAAAGAATCCAAGAGTTGTGTCTAGAAGAAGAAAGACGCTTGATTTTGCAATTTGGGATGGAAGCATGGGGATGCTGCAGGCAGCACAGACATCTGCACAGCTTGCACTTGCATCTGGAATGCCGCCAGACCCTCAGACACTTTCCTTCCTTCAAGACTTCCAGGCTGGCGTTCAGAGAAGGCAGTTTATAGATAAACTTTCAAAGACAATGGAAATTGTCTTTAAGTACGCCCTGGAACAGCAGCATCCAAACTTTAAGCTTCAGATGAAGCAGTTGGTCAGAAGAGTTTGTGTCACTGGTGTAGGATATGTCAAGATTGGATTTGAGAGACTGATGGAAAGAAGACCAGAAGACTCAACAAAGATAAGGGACATTACGGACAAGATGTCTACATTGAAGCGTATCATGGCGGACATGCATGACAAAGAACTGGATGAGACTACGAAGGAGTTTGAGCAGCTTAAGCTCATGCTTACTGAACTCCAGAAACAGGAATTTAAAATCGTAAGAGAAGGGCTTGTGTTCGACTTCCCGTGTGCTATGACAATCATACCAGACACGAAGTGCAAGCAGCTAAAGGACTTCATAGGTGCCGATTGGGTCGCACAAGAGTTCTGTCTTTCCAATGACGAGGTTAAGGAAATATACGGCAAAGATGTCGCCCTTGGTAGGCGTGCTGTTCGTAAGTTCCTTGGAATGCAGATGCCAGCTTATGCTAAAAATGAAGATATACTTGTGTATGAAATATACTCAAAGAAGGATAACCTTAAATATGTTGTCGCAGACGGATACCCAGATTTTCTTGCAGAACCATCTGAGCCATATCCTTGTCTTGAAAGATTTTGGCCTTTCTTTACTTTAAGCTTTAACGACAGCGAGTCAGATAAGGATGTTTATCCTACATCTGATGTTCGCCTCATTATGCCAATGCAAAAGGAGTACAACCGTGCAAGACAGGGACTCCGTGAGCAGAGACATGCCAATAGACCCAAGTATGCAGTGCCCAAGGGTATGCTTGATGACGAAGACAGGCTTAAGCTTCAGACTCACCCAGCAAATGCTGTTCTTGAACTGAACTCAATAACCCCTGGAACCAAGGTCATGGACCTTATCCAGCCAATACCACTTGCCGCATTTGACCCGATGATGTACGACACAAGCATGTTGTTTGACGACATACTTAAGGTTGTTGGCTCACAGGAAGCTAATCTTGGCGGCAGTGCGTCAAATACAACGGCAACGGAAGTTTCTGTTGCTGAAGGTTCAAGAATGTCATCTGTTCAGTCTAACATAGACGACCTGGATGACATGCTCAACTCAATGGCTAGGTCTGCTGGGCAGGTTATGCTTAAGTATTACAACGAGGATACGGTAAAGAAGATAGCTGGTCCTGGTGCAGTTTGGCCCTTAATGGACATGGCAACGATCATGGAAGAGCTGTTCTTGACAATTGAAGCTGGCTCTTCTGGAAGACCTAATAAGGCACAGGAAATAGCTAATTTTGAAAGACTTGCACCGCTTCTCATGCAGATTCCTGGTATTCAGCCAGAATGGTTGGCTAAACAGGCAATCATGAGGCTTGATGACAACATGGAGTTTGAGGATGCTGTCGTTGCTGGAATACCTTCAATAGTGGCAATGAACGCTGCTTCCGCTCCTACGCCAAACGCAAACGCTGCCGCAGGAACTGAAGACGACCCCAACTCCCAGGGAGACGAGGGCAAGGACAACGGTGGCAAGACGAACACGCAGGACGGTCCAGCACCAGACGCTCCAGTCGAGCAGCCCCCACAAGATGTAGCAATGTAAATGTTGACAAAACATTGTTTATTGTGATATTGATTTAATTCATGAACAACATGGATAACACTGACGCTAATACCGCTACCGCTTCGTCAACGGATGCAGCCATCAATGGAATGACTTCTGTTGATGGAGGGGAAAACATTGGAACCACCCCAGTTCCGCATGACGAAGTTAAGAGGAGGTCTTTACTTGATGTTGTACGAAGTGCAGTATCAAGAAGGCTTTCCGACACGGGGTCGTCATCCGTGGAAAGAGACAACGGGTCGGACCGCTCGACAAGTAGCAATGACAGCTATGGCGAAAGGACGAGTGGCGGCGAAGACAATGTTCCGTTTCATAATCACCCAAGATGGAAGGAAATAATGGCCGAGCGCGAGGCTCTCAAGCAGCGTGCCAAGCATTATGACGAAATCTCGGAATATATGCGTGCAAACGGTCTTACTAATGCTGAATTAGCACAGGGATTTGAAGTGATGGCTCTCATGAAGAATGACCCAATCAAGGCAAAGGATGTGCTTGTTTCTCATATAGACAGAATCTCCGAGTTTACTGGAGATGTGCTGCCTAGAGATATTCAGTATAAGCTAGATGTCGGTGAGATTGACGAAGATAGTGCAAGAGAACTTGCTAAGTATCGTGCAAAAAACGAATACACATCAAGGGCTGTTGCAGAAAATCAAGCCAATCAGATAGCACAGCAAGAAGCAAGTCATCAAAAAATGATGTATGACGCAGTGGTTAATTGGGAGGGTATTGTTGCATCTAGAGACCCAGAGTATCGTAACAAACAGGCATTGGTTACTGATAGAGTTAAGTCAATTATGCAGGAAGTCGGCAGACCTGGAAACCCCGAACAGGCGGTCCAGTATGTGGAAAGAGCGTATAATGAAATCAATCAGAGACTTGGTTCTCTGGCTGGAAGGACTGTACCAACTAGAAGTCCTATGTCTACCAACAGCTCGTCAAGCGGTTCTTTTGCTCCGCAACCCAAGTCGCTTAAGGAAGCGATTTCATGGGCAGCAAAGCGAGGCGGTCCATCTCGTTAATTTGGCTAACTCAAAAACATATAAAATACTATGGCATACGACGGAAATGTGATTTCGGCTTTTACAACAGCTGAAATCGCCTCAATAACAAACGCTGCTCTTGATTACTACATCAAGGGTGAAAGCTTCGCTCAGACAATCCAGGAAAAGCCTCTGCTCGGCCGAATGATGGGCAAGCAGAAGACTTTCCCAGGTGGTAAGGGCCTTATCAGCATCCCGATTATCTCGGAATACACAACTGGAATCGAAGGATTCGTTGGTGATGAGTCGGTCTCGTACGACAATCCCAACAATCTCAAGCGTGTGACCTTCCCCTGGAAGGAAATTCACGCTGGTATCTCGATGACACTCACCGAACTCAAGATTGACGGCATCTCTGTCGTTGATACCCTTGACGGTGCAAATGTCACGAGACACTCTGAAAGAGACATGACCGTCCTCACAAATATCCTTGAGCATAAGCTCGCTGATATGGCTGAAGGCTGGGCTCGCTCTTTCAATGAGATGCTCTGGCTGGACGGTACCCAGGACAACAAGCTTGTCCCTGGACTCTCATTCTTCATCGCTGACAACCCGACAACTGGTGTCGTTGGTGGTGTGAATAGAGCTACCGCTGGTAACGAGTTCTGGAGAAACAGAGCCCTGGTCGGTACAAACAAGATAACATCTTCTGTTACCAATCAGACACTTACAAAGACACTCAGAGCTGAAGCTAGACAGCTTAAGCGTTTTGGCGGTAAGCCAGACCTTATTCTCGCTGGTTCTAAGTTCATCGAGACCCTTGAGGCCGAAGTCTTTGAAAAGGGAGCTTATACCCAGACTGGATTTGTCAATAACGGTAAGAACGAAATCGGCATGGCTGATATCAGCATGCGTGGAGTCGGTACATTTATCTATGACCCGACCCTTGACGACCTTAACAAGTCCGACTACGCTTACTTCGTTGATAGCGGTAACATCAACCTTTATGTCATGGAAGGCGAAGACAGAAAGACACACAATCCTGCGAGACCGCATGATAAGTATGTCCTCTATCGTGCCATGACCTGGACGGGTGCTACAGCTGCCAGACAGCTCAACGGTTGCGGTGTCTACCAGGTTGCATAACCAGTAGATAAAGTAAAATAAACAGGGGGTGGGGGCTTGACAGTCCTCACCCTCTTTGTATATATAGATGCACCATGGAAATCGCAAGAGTATCAATAGCACTGTCAAATGACCTTAACAATGTTGTCTACAAGGATAACATCACGCCAGTTGAAGCGACAATACTTCGCTCTCTTCACGGCAAGGGTTCGATTAATATCGTGTACATTGAAAGCATGGATAAGCGTTCTCACAGTTCCGAAATGGAGCGAATGAGAAAGGGATATCCTAAGTCTACAATCGACAAGCTTTACCCAGGTGAAGCACCCAAGATTCCAGTCCGCTTTAGTGAGATAGGAATGTCTGAACCTGCAGAAATCGTCAGACCTTCACTTAAGGCTGAAACAGAAACTGCTGAATAATGGCAAAGAACACAACACTTTCAGCACTAAGAGACCAGCTTAGGGCAGAGATTGGTGCATCACCGAATGTATCAATGGGAGTGAACTATGTTCCGCAGATGAACCATCTACTTAACAGGGTTCAAGAAAGGTTATGGACTGAATATGACTGGCCGTTTTTGTGGACTGAAACAGACTTTCAGTCTGTTGACGGACAGCGGTATTACAATGTGCCGTCAGATGTAAATCCAGACAGAATAAAGAAGATAATGGTCAACTGGAATGACTACTGGTATTGTTGTGAAAACGGAATATCTCCAGCTCACTACAATATAGTCAACAGCGATGCTGGCGACAAAGAAGACGAAGTGCGCAGGTGGAGGCTTGCTGATGGCGATACAAAGATTGAATTGTGGCCTATACCAGAAAGTGACCAGCAGAAACTTAGAGTGTTTGCTTATAAGTCATTCCAGAGAATGGTATCTGATTCAGATAGAGCACTGCTTGATGACACTCTTATAGTCCTGTATACTGCTGCAGAAATACTTGCTGGCATGAAGGACGACTCGGCACAGCTTAAGTATGACCAGGCTGGAAAACACTTCAACAGACTCAAGTCACTTAATACAAAGAATGCTGACTTCGTAATGGGGGGCAAGCAGATAAATCACGAAGAAAGAAAGCTCTGGGGGAAGTGGAAGCCTAACTAATGCCATACCTTTTAGTACAGGATTTCAAGTTGGGTCTTGATGCTAGAAGGAATATTCTTACATCTCCGACTGGCTCATTGAACAAGTGTTCAAACGCACACATAACAAGAGGTGGAGAGATAGAAAAAAGACGGGCGTTTGAACTTGTTGCGTCACTCCCACCAACACTTGATACGATGTGGCTTGATGCAACATCCGAGGGATTGTGGGCGTTTACTGGAACGATACCAGATTTTACGCAGACGCATCAACTTGCTGCAAGTGGAATAAAGCTCATGGTGTTAAAACACCCTAGATATCCAAATACAATGACCCTAGAAAGGGTATCATGGTCTACTGCATTTGACGGAAAACTATTTGTTATAGCAGATTTTGTTTCCACTGGATATAATGAAACGATATGTTTCTATGATGATGCATTTGATTATTATCCGATGGCACCAGTCGGTCAAACATCTACAGCTTTTTACAGAAAGCCAAATGCAATTGATGGCACATATAAGGGAATGTCTTGGACAAAACCAGATGGCTCTAAAATTACAATTGAAGAATTTGCGTTAAGCATGCTTGAATCAATAAAGAAAGATGAAAACTTTAAGAACTCTTACATCAATACTTCTACTGGCGGCTCTCTTGTCAAAAATGAAATAATGCTCGTAGGCCCAGGTGGAAAGAAATTTGTAGCAGAAACTAGAATGATGGGCCAATTAGATAGGCTTAAATACAGTGAAGATTTTGTTATAAAATCAGAAACATTTCAAGAGAGAGAAGAGTCTGTTGCAAAGGTCAGTGCAGTCGGTTCATTTTCCATAACAAACGGTTCTTCTGGTGCTGCATCAATAGGTGTAACTACAAGATGGATAAGCTGGTGGGTTCCTCAAATATCACAGATATTAATTGAACAGAAAGATGAAAACGGTGTTTCTTATTATGAAGATATATTGTTTCTCGCGCCTGGTGATGTAATTAATTCATCTAGCAATCCAGACCCAGGTTCATGGGATTCTGGAACTCTATTGACATCAATAGCACATAATATCAATCTAGGAACTGCCGTGCACGGCTTCACTGCCGTGTGGACAAACTATGGCGGTGGATGGTCTGGTGCCGACCCACATAGCCTTACAATATTTGGACCAGTTGAAAATGGACTTGATTACAATGATAGAAAACTAATAGTAGAGTTGGATAATACTGCAGCAGAAATAGCAGGAATGACCGCTGGCTCGCGCGACGGATATTTTCCATTTCTAAATGAAGGAAGAGTAGACAGTCAGTTCGTAAAAGTTGACGGAGATGGAAATCCAGTAATACCAACAAATGCTGATGGTAAATATTATACTGTTAATTTTTCAAATGGAATAATGGCTGGTGCGCAGGACAATACAGTTTCAAGCATAAAAATTGATGGTTTCGAGATACTGGGAAAAAGAATATACTGGAAATCATCAAACCATAATATGATGTCGCAGTTGGCTACTGAAATTAATTTATTTCAAAATGTTTATGATGCAGAACTTTCAGATGGAAAAGTCAAAATTAAGCATAATGCTGGTGGTTCTGCAGAAAATGGTTCAGTAATTAGTGTTACAACAAATGGAACTGTTGTTGGTTCACAGGTCTTACCATTAATCGGAGGAGTAAATGAGGTAATAGGAAAACCACAAATAACAAAAATAACAATTGGAATAAATAATGTAACGACTGGGACTGGTGGAACTGGACCAGCAACAGCACAAATAAACGCAGGTATAAGATGTGAAATAAATACAAAGATAGAAAATGAACTATTTTACTCTACGCTTTGTGCTTCAGACATAACTGGCTCAATAGCAAAATATGCATTATCGTATAAGTCAAAAATGCATCTTGTTGCAGATAAATCTGTATTCTTTTCCGAACTTAATGACCCCACATCGTGGGACCCGCAGAAAACTGGTGCTGGATTTATAAATTTTTCAAACAATTTTTCATCGTATTATGGTGTAAATTCAATATCTACATACGGTGAAAGCCTTGCCGTGTTCGGTGAGACAAGTATTCAGATATGGAACTGGGACCCAAATCCAGAACTTAACAGCCAGAAACAGGTTCTTGCAAACACTGGAACGATAGAAAAGGCCGCTGTCACGCAGGTCGGTGACATAGATGTGTTTTATCTTTCAAATAGTGGGATTAGGTCTTTGCGAGCAAGAGACCAGACAAATAGTGCCATGTCTAATGATGTAGGCACGCAGATAGATACAATGCTATCTAACGACATAGTTGCTCTCAACGGTAACTATGAACACATAAGCTCTTGTATTGAACCAAAGGACGGAAGATATATGCTGGCGATAGGTAATAAGATTTATGTTCTTTCATACTTTGTTGGTTCTGGAATACAGGCTTGGTCTACATACGAGCCCAACCTTGGAGACATTCACAGAATGATAAGCAACGAGAAAAATGTATATGTCAGAACTGGTGATAAAATTTACAAGCTTTCAGATTCGCTCTATTCATCAAGCGTAGACTCAAATGTCTGTGAAATAGTCATGCCATACATGGACGCTCAGAAGCCAGCACACACGAAGACATATACTGGAATTGACGCTACCACCGAAGGGCAGTGGGCGGTATACGCTGGAACCAATACATCTAATACATCTTCAACAGAACTTATAGCAACAATTAACAATTCTACATTTGCCCTAGGACGGATACCAATGTCTGGAATAAGCACGCACATAGGCATCAAAATGATATCTGGAGCTTCAAATGTAAAATCTTCAATTGGCAATTTAATGATTCACTATAGACTTAATGACGCAGACTAACATGTTCCCAAGATTTGTACCAGTAGATTCACAGGAAATATCGGACAAAATAGCTATTGAAGCCGCTGCCGATGGGCATCCCGTTCCAATATCTCCAACATATTACTTAGAAAAAGACGGTGAAATAGCTGGTACAGTAGGTATATTAAACATGAATGGCGGAATGTGCATGGTTTCAATATGGGCACATAGCAAAAGGGTCACAGCAAGAGATACATTAATGTGTCTTGCTATTGTTGAAAACTTCTGTAGAATGGTTGGGTACAAGCATATTTATATGCCTTGTTCAACTACCAGCCCCTACTGGGACTACATGCAAAAAATGGGTTATGTTGAAACTAACCCATCAACTAAATACTTTATAAAACCAATATAACTATGTGTGGCGGAGGAGATGGAGGAGCAGCCGAGTCTCGGCAAATGGAAATTGATAGGCAGAACCGCATCAAAGCGGGGATAGCTGCAGTCAATGATGCTTTTGTTGGGTTTGATAATTCTTTCTACGCAAAGCAGAAAAGTAATTACAATGCATGGGCTATGCCGCAACTAAACAGGCAATACAATCAGCAACTCGACCAACTAAAATACGGACTTGCAAGGACTGGGCTAGGTTCTTCGTCTGCTGGAGCAAGGGCTAAGTCTGACCTAACATTTGACATGAATTTGGCATCACAACAGATAGCCAGTCAAGCAAAAGACTACGAAATGAGAACAAGGTCACAGGTTGAAGGTGCAAGGGCTGACCTTATATCACAAGCAGTCTCAACAACAGACCCACAGAATGCTGCCAACAGAGCTTTATCAGCTGCCACGGCTAATGCGTCTGGACCTGGATACACACCGCTTGGAGCACTGTTCGGTGCAGCAAGTCCAATAGTGGCAAACAACATGATGCTTAACGCTTCAAATCCAAACAATCAAATGTTTAATTATCCTGGTCAACAGTCCTCAAAGGGTAGCGGAAAGGTTATCAAATAATGTGTGACCCAGTTACAGCTTCTTTGATGGTTGCCAGTGCAGCTTCTACCTATGCTGGAAACAGAAAGGCCCAGAAGAAAATGGAGGGCGCTGTTAGGACTGAAAAAAGCAGACAAAAGGCTTTTGCGGAAGGTCAGCAAAATGCGTTAGACGCATCAATATCAAACAGGAATTACAAGAATTCACAAAAGTCAATAGATGACGCAAAAGTCGCACTCGAAAAAGACCTTACCGAAAATGACAATGGTGCTGCAGGATTCGGTGTGGATGCTGGAGCTCCAGAAACAGCGAGTGGCAGTTCAAATACGACTGTTTCAGACTCTTATTCAAGGGGAGAGGGGAGGGCAAAAACTGCATCAAGAGAGAACGCGGTAAGAACCGCCGCCTTGCAGTCGTTCGGGAATACCATGGCTGCACAACAGCTGGCAAACACAAGATACGCACAGGACTCTGCTGTTTTGGCTAACATGGCACAGGGCTCAATGGGTGTTTTGCCATACGAACTACAAGCTGCTTCCAAGGCTGGAGACTCGTTAAAGACAATGGGCCAAGTTTTGTCACTTGCTTCGATGTACACTGGCTACATGAATGCAGCTGGAAACGGTTTTGGACCATCATGGGGCGACCTGTTTGGCTCTGCAGCTCCAGAGGCGGCAGCATCAGCTGTTGCCCCAGCGGTTTCTACTGCTCCAGCCGCTGCTGGCACTGTTGCACCAATTAATAATGCATACACCACATTCCCATCAAGCGGAATAGGCCCTCCGTCCTTTAATACAAATCAAGCGATACAAGGCGGATACCAGGCACAAGCTGGAAACTATGTCGGAGGAATACCGAAGTCGGTATACAGACTGCCTACAGAATTCTCACAAGTAAGAAAGGTACCAATAAAATAATATGGCAACACTAGGAATGGACCCCAATATCTCCCAGGGCATAAGCCAGTTGGGGGGTGCTATGCTCAAGCTTCCGTCTATAAGACAGGATGCCATGAGGCAGGCTGCTGCACAGGCAAACGCTGATAGATTATACGAGCTTCAGCTTGCAAGGAATAACGCACAGGTGCCACTTATTGAAGCACAAACTGGTTGGTATAATGCTAGAACGAAGAATGAAACCGCAAAGGGTGTTGCTGGTGAGCTGTTTCCTGGCGTTGTAAATAATGTGTTTGAAACAATACCAGCAGTTGCTGGTAGTCCAGAGGTTCCAGCGGGATGGGCACCGCCTTCTGGCGGATGGAGTTCTCCAGACCAGCCCATGGGAAGCCTTGGTGCATACCCTGGAAAAGCTGCAGTTGCGGCACAACCAGCTAGAACTGCAATAACGACAGACCAGAACAAGCTTGCTGCTTTTGTGGCTGGAGCTAATGCTGCTGGATATAATCCACAGACAAATGTTAATGCCATTAGGCAGCTTCTCGGCACACAGGCTATGACAGCTGGAACGCCTGGAAATCCAGGAGTTCCGTATCAAGGATACCAAGGCCTAGGAATGAACCTAATAACACCAGGTTCTTTTGATACAAATACAGCAACTGGCGTTGAAGACAGGAATACCATGATTGGAACGGCACATCAAAACGCACTTGAACTTGCAACCACAAAGGGCAATCTCGCAAACGCTGGCTCTCTTGCTAATACGGAGAAAAGAAATGAAGGTGCGATGGACAGACTGGTAGCAAAGGGAGAACAGGTTACGCCAGGAAAAGGTCCGAAAATATCATTCTCTGAAGACAAGGCGGCACAAGAAAAGGCAATGATACTGATGGATAGATTTGTTACAGAATCTCTCGCTGGTGCCTCAGACGATGAAGTGAAAGATTTGAAGGATAAATACATGGGTGGTGCAAGGGGTAGGGAAGTTTACACAGAATTGAGCAGGGTTATTAGGGAAAAATTTGCAGCTACAAAAAATGTAGTTGAAGCAGAGGATGCTGGAGTTGAATACCTAAAAAGCCTTAAAAATGAAGACATAGGAAGCACACCTACATACTGGGGACTCGGAACACCGAAGGCTTACACGGCAAATAAAGATATATCTGCCATAGGTGGTGATTCCCCGAAGATGTCAGCGTCTGGCTCAACACAAACGCCAGCAGAAGCACTAACACAACCAGTGGCAAAGCCAGTTGCCGCAGAGCAGAGACCAGTCGCAAGCGAAGAAATACTTGTCAGCCCGTCAAAGGAAACAATGCCAACAAAGGTAGAGGCTCCAGTAGAGAAAGCGGTTGCTCCAGCCGAAAAGCTTCCAGTCGCTCCCAAATCAGCAGAGCCAGCCGCAGGGGTTGCTAATCCAGCCAGTGTTGCAGCTGCTGTTACAGCTAATCCCTTTAGCGGAACTGGAACGGTAGAAAATGAGCTTCCCGCCACAATAGGTTCACCAAGCGGTTCTGGTGCTGCATCTACAGAAAAGACTCCATTTGAAAAGAAATATGTTGACTTAATGACCAGGAAGGCAAGGCTTTCCAGGTCACTGGTCAAGCGGCCACTGCCGCCACAGGGGACTGAAACTGGAATCGGACAGGCACCAAATGGTACACTGTACGACATGACAAAGCCAAATTTCCCAACAATAGGTTCAACTGAAGCCACGACAAAAGAATTGCTTGATATTGATAGACAAATTAAGGATTTAATGAGAAATCCATTTTCAAGAATATCACCGTCCGCAGCCTACCTAGATGACCTTACTGTTGGTGGAGCTGGAAGGTATTATGTTGAAGATGCATCAAAGGTTCCAGACGCACAGCGTCCGCTTGTCATTGATAAGAAAGAAATAATGTTCCTGCTTCAATCACCGACTGTGATTAGAAATTCAGATGGAACGCCTCGTGCTGTTTACAAGACACAGGACGGACGCTATCTTGACGAAGGTGTTGTGTTCTCAAACTTTGACAAGCATCATGACAAGCTTTCAAAGTACTTTATACAAGAAGGAATGCTTGATATGAAGCCTGGTGATTCTCTTGCTAGAAAGTTATTTTCACTTAAAGTATCAGCTGACGCAGAAATACTTGCATACAACAGGGCAAGGGGCGACAAGTCTTGGCTAAAGCAAATGGGTGGCTCTATGGGAATTCCTGGATTACAGTCACTTAATCCAAGTGGTCCTGGATTTGGACAGCCAAGAAACATGATGAGATATGGCTCTCCAGAGTATATCAGCCAGCATCCAATACCAGATGTTCCAGAAAGGTAACGCTTGACTTTATAACAAAAAAAGACACAAATTAAGCATGTCACAAGAACCAGGAAGCTATAGCGGTGAGCCAGGTAATAATATCTTCGAGGAAATACAGAAGAGTGGTAGCACATCATCACCGTCACAACAGTATATAACGCAAGAAAGAGCACTTGCTGACATATCACCACAGACTGGAGCAACACCAAGCGGGAGTGTTAGTTTTGGCGGTAATGCATACGGAGCCAGAACATCACCATACATGGAGACTGCTGGCTCACAGGGTTTCCAGGAATTTACGGGTGCAGCTGGTAACGCTGCTATAAAGACTGCGGCTGTTCTTCCAGCATTTACACTGGGTGCTGCACCTATAGCCGCCTATGGTGCTGGTGCTGGACTGGGAGGATTTGGTTCTGCCGTCCTTGGATTTACTGGCGGCGGTGCTCTTGCTACTGGAGTTGGTATGGGTTATGACAGCCTTGTTGGACCTGGTGGTCTTCAAGGTCAGCAGCAGTATCAGAGAATGGATGAATCTGGTGCAACGCTTGCTGGTGAAATAGCGCCCCTTTTGGGTGCCATGGTTCCCTATGGTGCTGGTTCATGGAATCTTCCGAACATTGGTGCTGGTGCAATAGCGGGTGGAATTAATGCCGTTGCAAGAGAGGGTGTGTATAACCCACAGGCAACACCAGGAGAAACGCTTGGCACGGTAGGACTTGATGCAGCAATGGGAGCTGGGTTTGGTGCAATGAGACCTACGATGCTTGGTCATGCACTGGCTCAACCAGGCATAAACGCTGGACTTAACAATCCACTTTATAGAGGTGTCATTAAGAATACATTCTTTGAAGGAGCCAACTCTCCAATGGTCCGTGATGGTTCGATGAACGGTGTTCCGCTTTCTCAGCCAGGTGGTTCTGCTACGGCATATGACCCAATAAGTGGAACTGGAAGAGTATCCTACAGGAACGCAGACGGTTCAATAAGAACGGCAAACTATACCAACCTTGAGGGACAAGCTGCAAAACTTAGCGGTGCCCAGACCGTTGGAATGCCATACGCAGGAAGGGAAGCTCCAGACTTTTACGCATCTACATATAACAAGCCGAATGTTGGACCTAACTTACAGAACGAAGGACCTATAGATGTAGAGGCAACACAGGGCGGACCAAGCCCACGACTCAAGGCCCCCAATTGGGGAGAAGCTGGAGATGTCGGCAAGCCAAATGGAAGAGGTCCAGTTTTTGGACAAGACGCACAGGCACCAGGTCCAAGAACTCAGCCAACACCAGTGGCAGAGCAGGGTCCAGCACCGACAACAGGAGAAACGCAGACACCATCTACTGGCGGTGCACCAAAGCAAATAGGCGAAACGCCCACACAAACTACTGGCTCAACGCCAGCCGAAGTTATTTCTGGAACCGAAAACCCACCCGCAACCACAGGTGGTGGTGCTGCAGCTCCAACAGCTGGAGAAGTTGGCAGACCAGTCCAAACAGCTGAAAGACCTCCAGTTTGGACACCGCCTCCCGTTGTTGGAGGTGGAACTAGCCCAATCGCAACAACTGGAACAACTGCCGAGGCTGGAACAACCGATGTAGCTACACCCACAGGGTCAGTTGGTAAGCCGTCTGCTGGAGCCGCTGGTGGCGAGGGAACTACAACAACAGGAACCAAGCCGACAGGCGGTCTCGCTGAATCCGTTGTGTCAATCCCAGGCGACTCTCTGGCACCTGGAATTCCAGATAGAAAGAAGGATGCAACAAGGGAAGACATTCTTGCTGGAACAAGAGGAATGGATGAGGCTTCCTATGGCGTAGAAGCATCATTTACTAATGACGAAAGAAAGCAGCACTTTGATAACAGAGCGAAGCACCTTCTTACGGCAGACCCAAAGACGCTGAACGAAAAAGATATAAGAGATAGAGCCACCATTGTTGGCTCGGCAAAGCCATCGGTTCCATCTACCAATGCCACATATACTGGACCAAAACTTCCATCATTTGTCGCAGCTGGAATAGCCGCTGGAAAGACGATAGACGAGGTGTTTGAGAATGTTCCAGAAACTCAGAAGCAGGAATTCAGCGGGTGGGTTCGTGACTATAAGATATGGATGGATAGCATATCACATGACAATAAGTCCCCTGCCGAGATAGCAACCACATCTACACCTCAGTCCATAGCAAACCAGAATGCTGCGATAGCAGATGCTGGATACATGCCAAAGGATAATCAGATTACAACAGACATAGCTGCTGGTGGGCAGGTTGTTGCCATATCAGATTATAACAATGCAACATACGACAAGGCACAACTTAACCATGATGAAGGCACATACATAAGGCATCCGCAGACCAAGAAGGTCGTTAGCGTCCAGATGCCCAACGGAAGCGTCAATCACTACGAGGTTGCTGGACCGCTGTTTGTCAACGGTCTGGCTCGTGATGCGAGCGGTAACATAATATCAGATGACCCTGTTTCAATGTATGAGGCAAGCGTTTCTGGAAAGCCGACACAGGTTGGAACCCCAACTGTTCTTCAGTTCACTCCTAATGCTGCAACATCTGTTACACCAATTGAGGCATCCAGGCTTCTTCCTAAGCACACCAACAAGATACCCGCACAGAAGCCCGTTCGTCAGCCGCAGGTTTCTGCTCCAGTTGAACCAGTGGCCGCTGCTCCAGCTGCTCCAGCCAGAACATCAACCGCAACCGTGGCTCCCTCGGCAGGAGCTTCTGTAGCTACACCCACAACAACATCAACACCCGCACCGCAAGCTTCAAGCAAGCCCAAGGGAACTGTTGACTCAAATGGTCACACTAGAACACAGAATGATGACGGAACATATGAGATAAGAGGAAAGAGGTTTGTCATTACAACATCGACCAATAGCGATGGAGAAACGGTAGTTCGAACGAGATGGACAGAGCGTGCCATGGGTGGGACTATATTTAAAGACGAAACGGAAACGATGAAGGCTTTCGAAAAACTCAACAGCCATGAGGAGGCAGCAAATAAGATATTAAAAAAGTTTACACAAATAGTTGAAAAGAAGATAAGAGAGGAAGAAGAGAAAATAGAAAGTCTGAAAGCCAAACTTCCCGCAATAGACCCTAAGAGCGATAGGTACGAATATGTAAGCAAAATAATAAAAGACAAGCAAGAGGGTTTGGAGCACGACAAATTAACGCTTGATGAATTGACTGGCAAGAATGCCAAACAGGAAGAGGCAGAGCAGCCAGTCGCAACTCCAGTCGCAGCGACTGCGGAAGAACAGCCAGCGACTGAAGAGAATACTACTCCAAAGGCAGAGGAAGAAACTACAAAAACAGTTACTGAATACAGGGGGAGTCACAAAGCACCAACTGGTAAGAACGGAGAAGGCTCTATTGATTCAATGGATAAAACATATCCAGATGATATATATTCAAGCAATGGTGCTAGGTACTATGGCTCTGGAAATACTGCAATGGACAAAAAGGCTCACGATTTGATTATAAGTCTTCGTGGTAAGCCAGATTCTTTGGTTACAGTTTATAGGGCCATACCAAAAGGTGTTGCTGGACAGATAAATGTCGGAGACTGGGTTACTCCAATAAGAGAGTATGCAGTTGGTCACGGAGAAAGATTTGAAGAAGGATTTAATATTTTAGAGAAAACAGTAAGAGCTGGAGATTTATTTACTGAGGGAAATAGCATTTATGAATTTGGACTTGGTGATTCAACACAAAATGATGCACAGAAATCCGAAGCAAGTGCCAGTGAAAAGGAGATGGATAGGCAGATTGCCGAAGCAGAAAAAGCCGAGCAGTCGGCAGTTCCGCCAGTCGAAGACCCTAAAGAGGCCTGGAAAGAACATAATGAAAACCAGGAAGCAAATACTCCAATAATCTCAACGCCATCTACCGATGCCATACCTGCTGCAGCTAAGGATGGAAAAAGATATAAAAACTTCTCAGCATCAATAACCGTCAAAGACGGCAAGATTAAGTTCGGTGGAAGAGGGCAAATCACTACCACGATAAATGATTTTGACGAACAGTGGCAGACGCTCATACGCTCGTATGCTTCAGACGAAGCAGAACCCATGCGTAGCGGTGCATACCCAGCTTTCTTTGATAATGCAAGTGCTGGAGGCCCTGGAAGTTGGATTACATCGGCAATGCCAATGACAAATGGAAACTTCTTGATATACGAAGTTAATCCTTATGGAAAGAAGCCAGAAGGTAATGCGGCAAACAGAACGGTTAGACTGTTTAGATATGTTGTCAATTCAAGCGGAAATCAGCTCCTTCAGCCGTTTGAGGTCGGTAAGTTTGAACTCACTGGGTTCAAGTCAAACGACGGAAAGTATGCAATACCTGCATTGCTACACGCCATGCTAGTTGCCGCTGACGACTATACAAAGTCGAAGTCAATGTCTGTGGAAGATGTCCTTGAAGTGAGCGGTGGAAGAACTCCTCTTACTGGAATCATAGACTCACAGCTTCGTGACTATGAAGACAATCAGATAGCACCAGTCGGAATTAGGTCAAGAATGGAAGAGTTTAATTCACTTCCACTCGGACTGTCTATAAACAATGCAATCATTGTTTTCATGGCAGACCCCACAAACAATGACAATGCGAAGGTTCTTGCCTATGAGCTTGAAAACAATGGCAACCTGGGCAAAGACATGGCTAGAAAGTTTGTCAGAGATATCATTGACGCACAGGGCGGAGACCAGTCAATGATTAACTTCAATGTCGTCAGAAAGCCAGAAGACGATATGTTGTACCCAGAGAGGGTGGAATCTGGACTCAACAAGAGAACTGCAAAGATATTTGAGGAGTGGCTTAAGCGTGGAAGAAAAGCACTTGTTACTGAGGTTGGAACGGATGACCCAAAGACTGGACTTCCAATGCCAAAGGAAATACAGAAGCCAGGAACAAATCCACAGGGTAAGCCATGGACAAAGATTAAGAAAAAGGCTGACGGTTCTACAGATTATGACGCTGATGGAAACCCACTTACCGAACCCTGGATGGTTCCAAATCCGAAGAGATGGCTCATAGAATATCCAGAATTTGTAACAGAGGAAACATTCCATGTAAAAGACAAGGACGGAAAAACAAAGTTTAAGCCAATGCCATACCAGGTTCGTGGCATGAACGCTGCACTTGGAAGATTCTTGAACGGCTCAAGTCCAGTCAAGACTGGCGAGGTTGCAAGAGCGTTCCTCAACATGGACGCACCTGGTCTCGGAAAGACAATACAGATTCTTGGAACCGCAAAAATGTGGCACGAGAAAATGAAGGAATGGACAAAAGACCCAAATAGCCCATGGTATGGAAAGCCAGCCAAGGTTCTTGTTGTTTCTCAGAACAGAACAATTCTTAAGAATGCATTCGGTGGTGACGCTGAAAAAATGGGTCTCGACCTTGGTGGTGAATTTGTAGACATGGGTGGAGGACATATTAAGTTTGTCCCGAAGAAGACAAGCGGCACAGAAGAAGGAGGCCTTTCTATTGACGGTGATGAATCGTGGATAGATTTTGCAACATATAGCGACATTAAGCCACAGATGGAAGAAGTTCCAGTTTGGATTGATGCAGAGAAGAAGGTTCCAAAGATGGTTCCAAAGTATGTCATGAATGATGGTGAGATAGTTATCGGTGCAGATGGACAGCCGATGATTGAACAGGAGTCGGACGGAAAGGGCGGAACAAGAGATAGAATGGTTCAAGCTGTTGAAGAGATACCAAACGGTCCGCCCAAGAAGGGTGCTGGAGAGTGGGGACTAGTCATATTTGACGAGTGTCATAACATGAAAAACATGGATTCTGGCCGCTCACAGGCTGGTCATGACCTATTCATACGCTCACAGCATGTCATGCTTGCAACTGGCACGCCAATAGACAAGCCGCACCTGCTCGGTTACTTCATTGCGATGGTTCTGGATGTTTCGCTTCACGAAATAGCACCAGAGCTTCAGATGAAGGTGCAAGGCTCAAAGATGTCAAAGACAAGAAAGGCAAAAGGATTTACTGCACAAGACTTTAGAGACTCGCTTTCAATTGAACACTGGGGCAAGCTGTCCAAGGAAAAGCAGCAGGAAGTATTCCTTCTTGCTTTGCTTGGCATCAGAAGAATTAGAGATAGAGCTGGAAGCCTTGGAAGACTTATAAGAAGAGGAAAGGGATTCTTCGGAATACCAGACCTTTGGTTTGATTGCACCGACTCCATGACCCCAGAAGCTAGGGACATGATAGTCAAGCATGAGATATGGTGGGCTGCTACAATTGCCGCCACGCCTCCCGCATCAAGAAGAAACAAGATTGGAGAAAAGCTGATGGAAAGCAAGAGGCTTGCAGCTTGTATAAAGCTCGGAGTTCCTAATACTAACTTCAACTCAACCGATGAGCCAAAGGGTGCCCTGCGAATTGCTCTTAACGAGCTTAAGGCTGGAAGAAAGGTAATAATAACTGTCGATACTACGAACGAAGACGGAACCATAGACCCAACTCTTAAGAGCAAGTTTAAGGGTCTTGTCGGTCAAGACGGAAGACCCACTACTTATGACAGTGAATTTACAATGCTCAAGTCTTACTTAGATAAGGCTGGAATAAAGTACGGGACAATAGTTGGTGCTGACGCAAAGGGAAGACAGAAGAGCATAGCAGACTTCCAGAAAAATAACATGGATGTTCCAGTCATAATCATGACGATAGCATCTGGTGGAACAGGACTCAGCTTGCAGGACTTGTTTAATGTATATAGAGAATGGGGTTACGACAGAAAGACTGGCTCACCCAATATTCAGCTTGGTGAAGAGTATGACGCATCTATCGGCAAGAAGCCGTCAGAAGGCAGAAAGTTCGTTTCTGGAGCTGGAAAAGAAGGTCTTCTTCCGCCACTCCCCACATCAACTACTGGAGACAGAGCAAGGCGTTACCTTGGCATGGTTGCCACTGAGGGAACATCATATGACAAGCCACTTCCTACGGACAGCCATCCGAGAAGCATGATAATAGTCTCAGCCCCATGGGGAGGTGACTCCGTTGAGCAGGTTATAGGAAGAGCTGACAGAATGAATACCACTACACCAACAAGAGTGTTTTGGATGACCACAGAAATAGCATCTGGGGATAAGCGTCTTATAGAGCTAGTCAGAGCAAAGATAGCAACGCTTGAATCAATGATTCAGTACGGTGACGATTTGGATGCACTTATTGCTGGAGGAATAGAAGCAGAAGGCGTTAAGTCGCCTATCGCCCAGGCCGCTGAAAGCGGACAGAGCAAGAAGCTTCCCAAGGATGCCGCAACAAGGCTGGCAAAAACAGCACTTGAGGCTGCACTTACTGGAGAGCAGACGGTCAAGGAAAACAATGAATCTAAGATTGCAGAGGTTCTTGGGGAAGACCCAGAACTCAGCATTCCAGCCAACAAGAGAAAGGTTCAGAGATGGAGAAGTGCCGTCAAGAAAGCATCAGCTTCAATAGACTCAATAAAGGTTGCCCTCAAGGAACTCGATGACGGAACACTTGACCCGTATTCTGTAGACCCGAGCAAGATTAAGGAGTGGCTGCAGAGCAGAGGCCTGTCTCCTAGCGGTGAGAACGAAGACGGTTCAGACATTGACATAGAGGAGGACCCAGAAGGTGACAGCATGAACAACTTGTTTAAGAACATAATAAACAAGAATGTCATAACCAACTCCAATGGTGTTGCTATGATAAAGGCACCTGGAAACACCAAGGGCTCAAGAAATAGGCTGAATAATATCATACAGAATTTGTATGGACTTCAGTCTGGAATAGTCCCGGAAACAGCAAGGCCAGAGGTCACAGAGGAAGTTAACAAAATTATAAACGCCATAGTAAGACCATACAGGGCTGCATATGCAAATGGTGAGATAAACTCACGAAGATTTGCCGCCATGCTTGGCTTCGCAAGGGATATAGCCTGGAGACTCAAGGACTATAGCATCAATTCTGTATACGCATCTACGAACGAAGAGGCGATGAAGAAGGCAGAGCTTGGTGCTGCTGGTGCGATTAACATATCGGCCAGGGAACTGATGACCCTCATATTCAGCGAAAAGGTATCCATGTCGCTGTATGGAAACAAAACAACGCTTACTGCAAAGTCTGCAATGTACACGACATTCCACGAAATTGGACATGCCTTGATGCGTATGATACCAGACGACATAAAGGTCGGAATGATTAAGGAACTTGAAGCCGCAAGAGCAGCTTGGTTCGCAAGTCTCCCAGAAGGAGATGTCAGAAAGGCACTCTCTATGCCAGAGCACGACTGGCACTACACGGCTGGCATGAGAAACTTCTCATTCTCAAGGGAGAATGTAACTGGATACCCGATAGGAAAAGAGTTTAGCCCGTCATCAAAAACATATGAGGGGATGGCATACTCTGGTAACTCAAAGACAAAGAGAGGCCGAGGAACTGGTGCAAACTTCTTTGCGTCAGCTATGGTTTCCCTCGCTCTTGCAAGGTTTGCCGAAGACCCGAATGGACTGGGGAATTCATCAAAGGCGAATAAACTGAGAGAAGCTGCTGAAGTTGAGTACAGTGGAGTCGGACGGCCAGGTCAGCTTGGATTTAAGGCTGGAAGCGGACCGATTGCTCCGTTCATGGCACTGTTCAACCTTGGGGTTGGATATAACTTGAACGAACTGATGTATAAATCTAAGGCACCAGTCGTTGAAATATGGACAACAAAGACATCTGACCCAGCTTCACCATATGAGATAAGCAAGTCATCTGGTTCACTTTCCGCTGGAGTAATCCACAAGATGATTCAGAATGGTGAAGGATTTATAACCACTGACCCAGACAATGCGAGCAATGCAAAGATTACAACAATCCTTCCAAATGGTAAAGTACAAGTTACCATAATAAACGCAAAGGCTTACCTTACCGCACTCTCGGATGAATACCTTGAGCTTGTCAAGGGTCAGTCTGAGGGTGGAAAACTAACCGCACTTGCAGACGGAAACATACTGAAGGAATTCATATATGGTTCAACTGGTATTGACCACCTCAGACAAAGCCAAAACATAAGAAGAATATCATCTGGTACGGCTGAAAATAGAATCTACAGACTTACAAGCCTTGACGAGTGGCTTGCTGAAAATACCGCAGCTTACTGCAGAGACTACTACATGCTAGGCAACTACAGCGAGGAAGTTTCCATGACTGGTGACATCGTTGCGTCACTCTTTGTGCATGCATCATCTGGCGGTGACTCAAGACTTACTAGAAGAATAATATCTGGCATATTCCAGAACACGATACCAGAGTCAAAGGATGCATCGGAAAGCGGGACTGAATACTATAGAAGATACGGTGACGATAATGATAAAGCATTGAGAACTGGAAATCAGCAGTCTGGCTCAACATCTCCTCCTATGATTAATAAAAACATTCTACCCAAGGGTATGAGTGTAGCAGAGGATTCAATATTGAAGAGCGGAAGAGGAGCCACATTCAGTGCTTCATCCGTTAAGACGGTCAAGGAATGGGTATACAACTTAACCCAGCTTAGGGACTGGGCTATAGAGAGTGCTGCTGGTGCCGTTCCATCAATGAAAAAAATCGCAAACGCAGTGGCAAAGATAAAGTCAATGCGTTCCGAAACAAAGTCAATGCTCAAGGCACCGCTAACATACGGTGGTGAAGGTCTTGTCGGGACACTGATTGGACAGATAGAGCAGATAGCCAGAATAACAGACAACGATATGATAAGAGACCTCGGTAAGAGGCTTTACAATAGACCAGATACTGGAGAGGTCAGCAGAAATACATTCACTGAAGACATGACCGTCTATAGAAACTATTGGCAGCATGTCTTTGATTCAATAGTCAAAAAGCACCTTGGTGAAACGATAGACAGGTCATCTGAGTCAAGAGACAGACTCTTGTCGCTCAAGAAAGCTTTTGACATTTCTGGCAAGACAGCAACACCAAAGCAAGAATTCGTTGATAAGCTTGCTGAATATGTACTAAATGTACTGCACCCAGAGTTCAACAAGATGAGAAGGTCTCTCATGGAGGCAAAGGCTTATGCGGCTGAAGATAAGTGGGATAAGCTTCCAGCAGACCTTAAGGAATATCTTGATTCGATTGGAATACAAATACCACAAAAGCTTGGTATTCTTGCTACCATGATGTTGCAGGAAGAGGCACAGGCGAAACTTGATGCTGGCAAGTACGGCAAGGGTAGCAAGTATGACAATATAAAGTTTGGAAGAGAAGCAGACGAATACCTTGGAGATTACTTTGAAGAAGGAACAATAGACAAGCTGATGATGGATGTGGGAAGATGCATGTCTATCCCAAGGAGCATGCCAAACTATGAAAGCTATGTGAAGTCAAAGTTCTCAAAGGAGGTTATAGATTGTGCCCATGATTTGACTGAAAACTGGGCGAAGCCGTACAGAAAGTGGGCAGATTCGATGGGTGAAGGAATAGACGACTGGGGTACATCGTGGAGACCAAGAGTCATGGACTCAGATTCCATTCATGGAGTCAGAGACGGAGTGAGAAACAGGTCCGACTCGTTCATACTTAAGGCTGCAAGCACTATATACAAAGACAACAAGCACCAGAGAATATTGCTTCCAGTGTCATTTAAGAAGTTCTTTGAAGACAATAACTACTTCATTGAGTACGGAGCAAATAGCGAAGATGTAAACCCGTCAAAAACAAAACTTGGAATAAACCAGGCTTATAGACTGGCCGAGGAATGGAGAAGGGAATTCTCGGCAAAAAATTTGAATAAATATCTGACAGAAAGAATTAAAGCAGTGCTTATGACTGCAGGTATGTCTGAAGAAAAAGACATAACTCATCTTGATGATTTCGGATTTGATGTTGACATAAAGCCAATAATCATGACCCCAGTTTATCCTACTCCAGAAACAGGACTGAAGGTCGTTACAACAAAGGCAATAAGCATAGCTGTTGCCCTCCGTGCTTACAAGAGACTGCTAGAGACAGTCACCAGTGCCGATGTCGGTGGTGCGTTGACTGGAGAGAAAGAGATGATTGACAGGGCAATCGAGAGACTTGACGAGCAGCACAACAGAAAGTTCCTTGAGAATAATCTCACACAAATTGACGCATTCAATCTGGCAAGACAGTTCTCAGACAGGGTTTTGCATAAGGCAATGGGGCTTGCTTCATCTGGGAACGGATACGCTGACATATTTGGTGGACAATACGGAGACTTGAATAAGGCGGACAGCCAAAAGCAGAGACTCATGGAGTGTGAGTTTGCCGATAGCATACTCGGAGAGTTTTACACGAACGATGTTCGTATATTTGGAAAGCACTATAATGAAAGCGTAACAAAGTCCATAATCATAAGGCACCACATTCCAGAAAAGTTCTGGAACTCGCTCCAGAAGTCGGTTGTTTCAAATCCAAATTCGACACATTATTGGCCCGACATTTGCTGGACAGTCAGAAGAATAACGGAAAGCGACCAAGAAGAGTCATCAAGTGGTCTCGTTAATTCGATGCTTACCCTTGCGGCACATTCATTGTTCATGACCGCAACATCAGCTCTGCAGTTTGCAGAACCGCTCGTGTTCGGTACTGTCTTCAAGCAAAAAAACTTTGCGGCATCTGCCGTAGAGTCAGCGAAGGCCTCTGGTGGAAACCTAAGAATGGTCCTCGTATCAATAGCAAACTCGCTGGCAAGCGTGTCAACTCAGCTTGCTACACTCGGACAGTATGAAGCAAAGTATTTCCCTGGACTCAAAAAGATGTCAATGGAAGATGAGTTTTTCACAAGACTTGCAAGAAGAATTGGAATAGTCCAAAGCAAGTATCTTGAGAATCTCGACACGAGCACTGCCGACAAGCGTGGTCTGGCACAGAGAATGTCAGACAGAGCACTTCAAAGATTCCATTATTCTGGAAGCGGATTAACTGCTGTCACGGACTCGTCAAGAGTTGCCGTTATGAAATCAACGATAATGGCACTTGAGCAGATGGCTGATGAAATCGTAACCAAAACAAGAGCAAAGAATGCCAACGGAATGTGGGTTAGAGGTGAAGAGCTGTCCGTGCTTTCTCCGAATGAAATAATGATGATGAGAAACATGGGCGTGGTTGAGGGTGAAATGTCAAGATTTCTTGAGTTTTGCCTGTCATACAGAGCGTCTATAACTGGAGACTATTCAACCATGTCACCACAGATGATGGAAGATTTGATTGAAACAGAGACCCAGATGCTTCCCCGTTTCAAAAAATTTCCACAGGGAAGAAGAAGTGCATCTGAAATAGCCAGCGACAACAGAGTTAAGGCTACATACTTTAATGCTCTGGCAAGAATCAACTTCATGACCGTGCAGGTCAGCTCAAGGGCAACCGAACAGAGAACGAGAGCCGCAATATCAAGATTAACATCTGCTAGTACGGCAAGAACCATATTCTTCCTTTCTCACTACGGTTCTTCCCTTTCAAGAAATGTGCTCCTTCCTGCCGCAAGAGTGGCGAAGTCAATGTTCCAAGGAAAGCAGAGCCAGTTTGCAGCAACCCCTGGAAGGCATGATGCTGCATTAAGACTTAACAATCTTCCGCCTGGAACATACATAACCAATACGGCAAACCCATACGCTGGATACAGGAATGCTGCTGGTGCACTTGCGTCAATCACGGCAGTTTTTGCTCTCATGGTTGCCGCAAACTACGAAATAAGACACCTCCGCAGCCAAATCAGAAAGAACCCATCAATATACATCATTGATGAGCCGACAAACTCGGTAAAGATTGCCGCTGCCATAGACTCTGCTGGCGGACTTGGAAATGTGTCCCTTCCGTTGAACCTGGTTCTTGGCGGCATTAGATACAACCGCTCTGCCTCCCAGATGGTGGCTGGTGCATACCCAGGAAAGGTGTTCCAGACGGCTGACGATGTAAGAAATGCCTATTCTCCCAACAATAGAAACTCTCCCAACACACCGACTGCTGAACGAAGAGTCGCTGGTGACATATACGATGTTGCGTTCATACCAATAGCAACACAGGCATTTACCTACATACTTCCAAGGACTAATGTCGGTGATATGTTTAATTTTGCAGCCGTACAAGCCATGTCACACCCAGGAGCCAAGGAAGCATTTAAGCGTGCCTGGCCTGGCTCTGGTGAGGCTGTTCCACGAAGAAAATCTGAGCTTGACTCGATGTACAACGAGGGAAAGATAACATTCTCTATGTATATGAGTGCATTAAGACAAAGAAAAGAATGGGAAGCCGCAAACCCAACAAAGACAGATGCAATAGGCGAAAGGGAGCGTAGATGAGTTCGTCCCTTGCCTGGAGGCGTAAAAGCGGCCATGACAGGTGGCTGTGGAACATATGCAAGGCAAGGGCTACAAGAAATGGTGTTGACTTTAACATAGAAATAGGTGATATTATAATACCAAAGAGATGCCCAGTGCTAGGTCTACCGCTAAAGATGAACAGCGGAACTCCGAGAGACGACTCTGCAACAATAGACAGAATAAACCCAAACAAAGGATACATAAAAGGAAACATAGTAGTAATATCACACAGGGCTAATAAGATAAAATCAAACGCATCTTGCGCTGAAATATACAAAACATATAAATGGCTTAAAAAATTAAATGAAAAATATACTAAAAAATATAAAGGAATTCTTAACATCCTTGAAGGAGAAAGCTAAATCACTAAAATGCGTTCTTGTGTTTTCCGTTTTTGTGCTATGCTCATGCGGTTCTTCAAATCAAGAAGCCGTAGAAGTCCCAGGGTCGGCAGATACACTTCTGAACGCTGGAGACCAGGGGAACTCGAAAGTTTCTGCCTCAGCGAAGGCGATAATAAAGGCAAACGAAATAAACGAAAACGCCCAATCAAAGAGGGCGATTGACGCAGAGGCTGGCATCATAATAGCATCGACTGGACAGCCGTCAACTAAGGACGAACAGGAAGCACTAAATAGGATAGACAAGTATATCAAGGGCAAAATAGAAGAAGCGGAGTCTTTGACAAAGAAGGCCGAGTCAGAGGCGGCATCATTGAGAGCAGAGCGAGATAGGCTGCGTGAGCAATATAAGAAAGAGGTTGCCGAGGTGAGGGCCCAACTAGAACTTACAAGGTTGAAACTTGAGGAGGAAAGAAAGGATTTTGTCACCATAATATTCGCACTTGTAGGAGGATTCCTTTTCTTAATAGGTGCACTGGTGCTTGCATTTAGCCCATTCAAGAAGCCAGGAATATACATAATAGCATGCGGTTCTCTTACTGGAACCCTTGCGTTCATATGGGATAGCCAGTGGTTTAAGTATACGGTTGCTGGCTGTTGCGTCATTCTCTTGGTGGCACTTGCCGCCTTCATGTACAAGAAGTTCAAGGCGTATAAAAATGGACAACAACAATAATGACTTTATAGGCTCACTGCCAGATGTAATCAAGTCCGTCATAGACGCTGGGTGGGTTAGTGCAATCGCTGGGGCTGCTGGCATGTGTGCCAGAATAATGCTTGGCGAGAACCCAGATATGACATGGATGAAAGCCTTGACACACACGATTGCGGCTGCAATCACTGCTGTTTTCGTAGGTCAAGCAATAAGTGATTACATCAGTCAAGAGGGCGTTAAGTTGGCAATAGTTGGCATATCTGGGTACGCATCTCCAGAGGTTTTGGACTACTGTTTGCGGTGGGTTAAGAAAATAGGTAAGTCTAAATTAAAAGATTGACGAGTGCCCATGCGTGCGGGATAACTCGCACATGGAACAACTAGACACGAAGAAACTCGTGCGTTCGCTTGGCGGACGCAGAGAGGTTTGGTCCATGCTCAAAGCAGAAGGACTATCAATCTCACAGAAGGCAGTTGACAAGTGGACAGAGCGTGGGAGCATACCCTCATACGCACTTGTTAAGATTATCCTTGCGGCACTTAAGTTCAAGGGTATCACTATCAACCTCAAAGATTTCATCATCACCACCAACAACAATGAAAACACCAAGTAAGAAGTTCAGCCTCGAAACGGCACGCATCAAACTCGCAAACATCTCTCGCAGCAAGGCTCAACTTGTTGCCGAAGAGAAGGAAGTTCAAGCCATGATTGACGAGCACTGCGGTGCGATGTTCAAGGAAGAACTCACCAAGCGAAACAAGGAGTACGGAGATGTCACCCTTGAAATCGACAACGAAAAAGTCACGATGAAGATTACGAAGAGCGTTGACTGGGACAGTGACTCTCTCTACGAAATCGCAAGAGCCATGGGTCCGCAGAAGGCCGTCAATCTCATGGTCATCGAATGCAAAATCCCAGAAGCAAACTACTCGAAGATTTCTGTTGACGACCCATTCCTTAAGGACATCAACAAGGCCAGAACGGTAAAGTATTCCGCACCCAAGTTCACTTTCTCCACCACCAAAGAATAATACCATGACCAACCACAAGGCTACCAAGTTCGGCTTCGTAAGAGCCGATGAACGACTGAAGGCTACACCCAAGGTGAACATTGCGATGTTCGGCCCAAGCGGTGTCGGCAAGACCACACAGGCTCGCACCCTCGACCCGAAGACTACCCTCTTCGTTGACCTTGAGGCTGGCACGCTTGCCATCCAAGACTGGGCTGCTGATGTGTTCGACATCCGTGTCGCTGCATCTCAACTCAACCTGCATCCTTGGGAAGTTTCCCGCCTCGTTGCGTTAATCGTAGGTGGTGCCGACCCTTCAGACAAGGATGGACCATACAGCCAGAAGGCTCTCGACTGGGCTATGGAAGCACTTGGCAATCCCGACTTCAGTAAGTACTCGGTAATCTACATCGACTCCATCACCGTGGCTTCCCGCTTCTGTCTGGACTACTGCAAGACGCACCCCAGCACCATGACCCCGCAGGGCAAGCAAGACACTCGTGCCGCATACGGCTTGCTCGGGCAGGAAATGATTAGGTGGCTCACCCATCTTCAGCACTCCCCCAAGAGCGTGGTCGTGGTTGGCATCCTTGACCGCATCGAAGACGACCTCAAGCGTGTCTTCTGGGAGCCCCAGATTGAAGGTTCAAAGACTGGCAAGGAACTTCCAGGCATCTTCGACCAGGTTCTTACCCTTCAGAACTTCAAGGGAGAAGATGGTAGCCTCTACCGTGCTTTCGTCTGCCATCAGCAGAACCCTTGGAATTACATTGCCAAAGACCGCTCGGGTCGTCTAGAAATGATTGAAGCCCCCGACCTCGGTGCTCTGATGCGTAAAATCAGAGAAGGCAAGAGACTTGACACTACGCTGGTAACTGCCCTTCCTTCCAGCGGAGCGTCTGAAAACAAATAATAGGAGGCCAACCCAAAAACCAAAAAACACAACACAACATGTCCAACATGAAGTTCACATCCGAAAGCGGTCTTGGCGACAAGGCCGAACTCATCCCGCAGGGCACGCTCGTCAAGGCCGTGGTCACTGTCAACGCCATCAAGCAGTCACAGGCGACTGATGGCCGATACATGCAACTGGAGTTTACAGTCTCCGATGGCATCTATCGTAACCGCAAGATTTGGGACCTCGTGTGCGACCCGCACGATGAGCGTAACAGCGAGAACTGGCGTAAGATGGGTATGCTTTCAATCACCCGCGCTTTTGAGGCTGGTGGCGTGTTTAAGCACGACGACGAGGCTACTTATGAAGCCATGGAAGGCAAGTCCTTCGATGACATCGCCCGTCTTTTAGATGGTCTGGAAGTCTCCATCAAGGTGAAGGTCGAACGCTCGTCCGACCCTGCTCACGCTGATAAGAACAAGGTTGGCGAGTGGCTGACCCCTAATCCGAAAAGCAGCGGATACACTGGTTGGAAGAAACTGCAGTCTGAGGCTAACTCCAGCAACGGTCAAGCACCCGCTGGAAACCCACAGGCCAAGTTCTCCAATCCTTCCAGTGGTACGACCCCCGCTTGGCTGAAGACCCCAAACACTGGGAAGAGCAATCTCCCCTTCTAAAAACTAACAAATGAACAACCCCCAAGCATGCAATTTTGTGTGTGGATTGCATGTATGCCTTACGACACTGGTCATGGCTGAAAAGTGTCGTAAGGCGGGGGCCCACACATAAACTTAAAAACATGAAAGACATTACCATTAAAAACCTAACGCTGATGAAAGATAATCTTTCTGATGCAATGATTAACAAGAAGGCTTATACAGTAACAGACCCCTCCAAACTAATCGACATAATCGACTCTTATATCCAAATCCGCCAAGAGCGTGACACCTATATCGGTGAAAGGGATAAGTTAATGAAGGTTCTCGGGACCCTGCAGTGCATGGCTGAGTCCGTGCAGGAAATCATGGAGGAAAACTAAGATGAAATTTTCATACATAAAGGTCGCACCACTTAAGAAACTTGCACTTGGCAGTAAAAAGCGCCTTAGCACCGAGTTTCTTGTGGCACTGGACGAAATGGTGAAGGCAAAAATCATAGAAGCATGCTCCATCCATAACGGTGGAAGAAAGACTGTTGATATCACAATCGCTGCATACACTGGTGTGACAAGACCGCCACACTCCCATTCTGGAGGAAACAACTAATGTCATCTAACTCGCTTCCAACAGACCAAGAAATAATAGACTCACAGGTTGCTCGTATCCAGGAATTGAGCAAGATGTATCAAGACATGAAGACCAAGTATCTTGAAGTTATGAATATTTCAGTCACCGCAAGAGGTGGCATGATTATTGACAACCTGGATAAGACCAGCCCATGCGTTGCGTCATTCTGTGAGCAAATCATGAACCATATAACCAAAGAAAGAAATGGATAAGGCATACTACAGAGAGATGTGGGAGGAGGCTCGTGAAGAACTGAAACTCGTTGACGAAGAGAACAAGGACTTGAAGGCTGAGAACGCCCGACTAAAGTCCGAGGTTGAAAGTCTGAAGAAGCCAGCAGTCATCGGAGGATACAACATCTCCGAGTATATCCGTATGGCTAACTCCGAGACACTTGAGTTCGACAACGGAGACATCTTCGCTGACATGACCCTCCCAGAGCGTATCAAATACATCGTCGAGTCCCACGCCCGACTCAAGGCCGAGGTCGAGCGGCTGACCGCCTTCACCACCCGCACCATCATCCCGAATGATGAACTGCAGAAGCAGGTAGAGCGGCTTACCAAAGAACTGCACAGCCGTGAGCCATCCTAAACAAGTAGGAATGTCATGCAAAAACAAACGCTTCATAAAACGAGGTCTAACATGGGAGGAAGTCGAGCGAGTCGAGAAAGCAACCATTGCCGACAAGGAACGATGGAGGCACCTGTTCTCACTTAATAAATATGTACCCACACCATCCAATGAAAAAAAAGGCGATAGATAACGCCAAGAAGTGCAGGGAATTGATGAGCAAAAACAGGGAACTCTCCAAAGAAAACGAACGGCTACGAGAGATTGCCAAATATCTCTTTCAAACATCTGTCGCATACCTACCACAAGCCGACAGAAAACTAATCGGATTTCCATGAACAACACACAAGTACAAAAACTAATCGACCAGGCTATGGTCGAAGAAAACAAGAAACAGGTAAAGCGTAACTACCTTGGTGCGTCACGCTGGGGGGAGAAGTGCACCAGAAAACTTGCCTATGAGTTCCATGGACTTAAGTCCGACAAGCCTTTCTCTGGAAACACGCTTCGCATCTTTAATGTCGGTCACGATGGCGAAGAACGCATGGCTGAATACATGCGTCTGGCTGGCTTTGATATCCTCACCCACAAGGATGACGGCAAGCAAATTGGATTTGAAGCCGCAGAGGGCAAACTGAAGGGTCACATTGACGGTGCAATCCGTGGCGGTCCAGCCATCGAGGGACTGTCATACCCATGCCTGTGGGAAAACAAGATGCTTGGAAAGAAGTCATTTGATGATTTGTGCAAAAAGGGACTCAAGGACAGCAAGCCAATCTATTACGCACAGGTGAACATTTATATGGGATACATGGAACTACCCCAAGCCCTGTTCACGGCTCAGAACCGAGACACTTGTGAAATATACGCTGAAGTTGTTGATTTCGATGCAAGAAACGCACAGGAGTGCTCCGACAGGGCGGTAGCCGTAGTCGGCTCAAGCAACCCAGAGGAGTTCCCACGCATTACCAACGACCCGCAGAACTTCCAATGTAAGTTTTGCGACTTCCACGACAGGTGCCATGAACAGGCATCTGGAGAAATAGATGGACTCATGAAGCCCTATGGACATATTTTCCCCTATCCACCAAAACTATGAACAACGAAACACCACCAATGAATGAGCCAGAAGACAACGCAAAGCGTGAAAGGCTTTCGCTCCAGAACGCAGAGATGATGTTCATGGATGGCTTTGACAACTGCCTCATCGGTACCGTCATGCTTGGTTCAAAGGTCGTAGCCTGTTACGATGTCGCACTGATAATAAAGCAGCACATCGCTGACGGCATGACTGAAGACGAGGCGTGGGAGTACTTTGAGTTCAACCAGTTGTCAGCCTACATTGGAGACAACTCCCCTGTATTCCTAGTCCGAGACGCAGGATAATGATTGACCAATCAAGGGTTGCTACGCACTTGCAACTCCTCTTTCCGTGTCCGCTCACGGAAAAGGAATACATTTGCTTGCGTGGCATAGGTGAAAAGGGAACCGAGCGAGAGGGCGTGTTCAAGGAGGATATCTTCCTCCATCCATTCAGCGACCCTGCTTGGATAATACACGCATGTAACCATGTTAAGCGTTGGTCCGACAACTCTATTGCGTCATTCGTAGTACCAGGTGCTCTCAAGGAGGCAAGGGGAACCGCTGAAGCCGTGACTTGGCTGGCTAACATCGTAGTCGATATCGACAGCGGTGACACGACAACCAAGTTGCAGCATGCCGAGAAGTATCTGGGCAAGCCGACCATGATTGTCGAGTCTGGAGGAACAACCGATGAGGGGTTCCCGAAGGTGCATGCCTATTGGCAGATACCCCCGACCTCCGACATCGCAGGTGTGGTGAAACTCAGACACGCTCTCGCAATCGCAGTGGGCGGGGACCCCCAGTTTGGACTTGGCGTTGCGTCAAACCCATATGGGCGTGCACACCAACCAGTCCGAATTGCTGGCTCGCTCAACTGCAAGGGAGGAAACAAGAAGCCAGTCTCCATCAGAGAGCACAACCCAGATAGCCTCATGCAAGACCCGACTGAACTGCTTACGCTCGTTGAGTCGATGCCAAGAGCCCCAGGTCTGCCAGAGATTACGGAAGACCAGCGATATCAGTTCAAGGCAGAGAAGAAGGTCGAACTAACAACCGA